AGCCGCGTGGAGTTTAAGGAGGAATACGCGCCCGACAGATTCGTCGCGATTGTCAACTATGCAAACGGCGAGGCGCGCGGCATGACCGTGGAGGCGAACAGTCTGGCGGAGGCGTATAGCCGTATCATCGACTGCCATGTCAAGCGCGGGAACGCCGGAGGCATCCAGTCTGTCTCTTGTTCGCGAATCCTATGGAACAAGGACGAGATCAAGTTGAGCGGCGAGGATGAGCCGCAGGATTGCGGAACAACGGCCTGCGCGTACAACAACGGCGGCGAGTGCCGCTTCCAAGCGGTCTTCGACCGTCCGCCGGTCATCACGGAGGAAGACGGATGCACCGAGGGCGTTATCAAAGACGGAATCATCAACGTGTGAAAAGGAGGACAATATGGTTCTTTCCAAGGAGCAGTTTAACAAGATCGTCAAAAAACACAGCACGCTACTGGTGCTGGACAGCGACGTCGAGGAGGCGTTCGCCTTTGTCAACGAGGTGCTGACGGCCGAGGCGGATGCACTGAAAGAGGCGGAGCCGTATGCGACCAACACGATCGACCGGCTGGAACGCGCGGCGTATGAGGTCTACGAGCTGGGGCATGACGCAGGCAACGAGAATTTTTCAGAGACCGGTTAGCACCGGTCTCTTTTCTTCTCTGGTATATGTGAAAAGGAGGTAACACCATGCACAAAAACATCACATGGAACGGCAGGCAGTACGAACTGCAAATCACCGCACGCGAGATCATCAACGATGGACGCACGGCGGTACTCTTGAGCGACAGCGAAACGGAGCAACTGGTCTATGAGATCGAGGATGGACCCGTCAGCAAAACGCATCGGGAGAACACACTGGTCGAGCTGGACAGCAGCGATTACGAGCTGATTATGGACGCGCTGAACGCCCTCTCCGAAGCGCGGGAGAGCGAAATCAAATGGGCGGGCGACGACATGGATATTGTCGAAGCAGATCAGGACTGTATCGACAGCATCGAAGCGCTGCAAAAGAAGCTCCGCGAGGCATAAATATTTTGGAAGCGCCGGTTAGCAGCCGGCGTTTTCTTTCTCTTGTATAGATGGCCGCAAGGTCAATCTGAAAACGGAGGCTGTGAGCTATGAGCTGCCCGAATTTCTGCACCATGAGGGATTTTCCTCTTTTCGCCCGTGACTTCTACACGGAGGTCAAGCGCTGCGCCGACTGCGGCGCGATCATCTACGACGATACCGACGTCTGCCCCGTCTGCGGAAGCGACGATCTGGAAGACGACACATCTTTCGATGATTTTCTCCGAGACGAAATCTTCCATGATGTCGGCGAACGGATGGAGGAGTTAAATCGTGACCTGCTGTTCCACAAGACCGATCTGCGCGGCGGTTACTGGACTGGCGCTCAGTTCTACGTCGAGACGGAGCACGATCTGGACGGCGACGACTACGACAACGAGGATTGCCGCTACTACTTCGACCTTTGCCGGAGCGCGGCACGGCGGAAGTACGCGAGCGAGCAGCGCAAGATCACCCGCGCGCTTCGCAAGCTGGCTCAGGAATACGGCTTCGAGGAATACCATGTTGTCGGCACGTTTTCCAACGGAGAAGCCCATTATCGCCGCGTGGAAAACAGGTAAGCAGAGGCGAAGGGAGGATAACAGCATGGAACGCACAAGCAAGGATTTTTCTCTGGGCTTCGGTCATTTTGGGAATGGCCTGTCTGTCTGGAACCGTCTCAAATATGAGCACGGCGACTATGAGAACGTCGCGCACATTGCATCTGACCGCAGCGTGAAATTCTACAAGGCCGATCTTCCGGACGAGGTGGTCGGGCAGATTTACCGCATGGCAATCAGCTCCACGGCGACGATCTCCGCCACGCAGGACGCGCCGGTCTTCTCTGTTCCGCCGCTGGCGGATGAGCTGGTGGATGCAACATTCATCAGTCTGTGGAACGACGGCGAAATCTCCGCAGAAAGCAAGTGCAAGGTCAATATGAAGACGAAGGAGGTCTTGGAAATCGAGCTGTCCGGCGTGGACGGCGATCTGGATGTTTTGGATGAGGAGCGCATCGAGTTCGCAAATGGCGAAGTCCATCCCGTCTATCCGAAGGACATGGCGCTCAAAGGTGAGTTCTGGTACAGATAAGGAGGACAACATGGAACAGACGATCATTTCCCACCGCGATACCGATGTGACGGTTCGTTTTTCCGAGCCGACGCAGGAGGATATTCAGCCGTTTATCAAATACGGATTCAACATCGACTTTTCAAAGCGCGTCAAGGTGACGGCAACGGATTGCACCGGCACAAGCGGCGTTGTTTTTATGGAGCGCGAGACCGTGAAACGCCTCGGCGTTCAGTATGTGGCCGATCACGCCGTTATCGTCCCGATGTTGGGCGACTTCAAGGTCGAAGTCTCGCAGAGCGACTGGCACAACAATCCGCACCGCAATCCTGAGCGTGTCATTCCCGTTCGCTTCGTCAAGACCGAGAACGGAACCGGCCGCGAGATTTACCGTGGGCTGCTGGACGATCTGTACTATGCCCGCGAGGTCTACTTCCCGCGCGAGAATTGCGCAAAGTGGTTTTGCTACGGTTGCAGCGCAAACGCCGGAGACGGAAGCCTGCCGCGCCCCAACACGGTTTTCGTGTGCGACGGGCAGCGTGAAAAGGTTACATACGACGACTGGAACGACGTCATGGCCTACTCCGGCACCTTCAACGAGAACTTCAACAAGTAAAATCGACAGCATTTTGACAAATCCCGCCGAGAGGCGGGATTTTTTATTAAGCGGTTAGCAAATCGGCGAATCGTTCTCTTATATCCGTGGAGGTGAGAAACGTGAGGCTTCACAAGCCCGATCTGCCGAAAGTGTTGGAGATTCTTTCCTATACGATACCGACGTTTGGAAACAGCCGCGTCATGCCATACGGGAAGCTGCTTGTTTCTGACGGCACAAAGGAAAAAGCGTGCAGTATCATGGATAAAGGATTCCGCCAATACGTCGTATTCGATCGGAAGAAATACTACGTCAACAATATCGGAACGCTCTATCATCCAAGATTTGAAATTGTTAAGGAGGTATCAGCATGAAAATCTACAATCTGATTTGTGCCGGCTGCGTGGAATGCGAGATTCTTGCATCCTGCAAATCGTTCACAACCAAGGAAGCCGCGCGTGAGGCGCTGCGCGCCGACTACGAGGAGACGCTGCGGCTGTGGAATTTCGATACGAGCGAACAGACGGACGACCACAACTGTTATGGGCTGGAAGATACGGGTGTGGCGAAAATCAAGGATTACGGAGATGAAAAGGGTTGGATGATCGAGGAGTGCGAAATCGAATTGCCCTGCGTCTCTGTTGCCATTTGCGTCGAAGGCGGCATGGTGCAAAGCGTCTATACGGACGGCGAGCGCGTCGGATGCGATGTTTACGATCTGGATGTGTCGGCTTTTCCAGACGAAGGAGAGCTGGATGACGTCGCACGGCAAGATCGCGAAATCAACGCAATCGCCAGCGATCCGGCATGGGAGAAAATTTGGTGAGGAGGTATCAGCTTATCCAACGCGATACTATATCTGTCAGTGGGATGTGGAATAAGGAGGCAAAATGGTAGATTTTATTAAATATCGCGCGGAACGGGAGGCGGAACAGGCCGAGGCGGAGCTTGCCTATGAGCAGGAGCTTCGCCGCAAGCCCATTAACGAGTTGACGTCGAAGGAAATCGGCGTTCTTTACGATCTCAACGAGAATTTTTGCGGCAAGGACGTCGATACGGACAAGCTGCGCCGGTACGCCGCGCTCAAGGACGCCGTAACGGATTTGATGTCTGTCTGTGCCGAAGCGCATCAGATAACGGAGAGCGAGCCTGTGCGCGAGGAACGGAATGCCACAATCCGGCTGGACGTCAAGGCGATCACGACGATGAACAAGGCCGAGGCGAGACTTCTGGCGGAAGCGCTGAAACTCGCGGACTTTGTGGTCGTCAGTCTGGTGGACGACTTCATCCGTTACAGCTTCTCCGTGGAAAACATCTGGAAGACGCGCGAGAGAGGTTAGCAAATCACAGAAAACGTCTCATATATCAACAGGAGGTGACATCAAATGACGGAAATCACAAAAGGAATCAACGATCTCGAAGTGCTCTTTTCGCACGACGGAAGACTCTACAAATTCAACACCGCAGACATGAAGCAAAACCTGACGGACGGAGCAGGGAACCCGATTTACACCGTCGAAGTTCGCGACGAGTTCGACCGGAGAGGTACGGCGACGCTTGGAGCGGACTGGACGGTGCAGCGCATTGTCTTGGACACCGCGTTCACGCTCCGCAACCGTATCGCGCAGGCGAAGGAGAATTACTTCAACGCCTATGGCGAGCTAAACTGGATGTGGCGTGACGAGGGACTTCCCTATGCCATCATGGACTATGAGAGCAGCGTCGGACTGGCCGACTTCACGGAAGATGACTGGCAGGTCTGCGACGAAAACGGCTGGAAGCGCGCAGAGGTCGAAGAACTTTGCAGGGAGGACTGAACAATGGTTTATCCGTATGAGCATCAGGCGGAGGCAATCAATTTGCTTACTGTTGGGGATTACATTCTTTTCTCTGACACCAAAGGCGGCGGCATCAACTCAGGAACGGTAAAAAGCATCGACCGCGATAACGGAACCGTCGTGATTGAAAATGTCAACGGCGAAACCGACGAAACCGGAGCGGCGTCCGACGTCGAGATGAGCCTGACGGCGATCTTCCTTTATCGGGATTCTCTGTGGGATGAGTAAGCGATGGGGCAGATTGATATGAAGCGCTGTTATTGTGGCGCTGCGCCGCGTTTGGAATCGTTCATATCGCTCAAATTCGGATTTCTCGGCAAAGGGAAAATGACGGCGTGGCGCGTTGTGTGTTCTCGCTGCGACGAAGGCCGCTTCAATCTGCGCGGCAGTCCCACGCGGGAGAAGGCAATCGAGCACTGGAACCAGATCATCACGAGCTGGGAAGAGGTCATCGCGGAAAGCGTTGATATGCCGGACGAGAAAAAATCAACACTCGGTTAGCAAATCCCACATCCGTTCTCTTGTAAGAGTGTAAGCAACAAACCAACAACAAACAAAATATAAGGAGGACTTGAAAATGTCTGCTAATGTGGAAACCATGATGTACGTTCGTGAGAAGCCGTGGCACGGTCTCGGCACGGAGGTCGCCGAGGCCCCGACGAGCGCGGACGCGCTCAGGCTGGCCGGTCTCGACTGGAATGTCAATCAGAAGGAGATGCAGGTCTGCGGCGGCAGCAAGATTCCGGGCTTCAAGGCGAACGTCCGCTCCTCGGACGGCACGGTCTTGGGCGTCGTTTCCGACCGCTACAAGGTCTGTCAGAATGCGGACGCCTTCGCGTTCACGGACAATCTCATCGGCGGCGACGTCCGCTATGAGACGGCGGGCAGCCTGAGCGGAGGCCGGAAGATCTGGCTGCTGGCAAAGCTCCCCGACACGGAGATCGTCGGCGACAAGACGGAGCCGTACCTGTGCTTCACCAACTCCCACGACGGCGGCGGAGCGATTCGCGTCTGCATGACGCCGATTCGCGTGGTCTGCAACAACACGCTCAACCTTGCCCTGCACGGCGCAAAGCGGACGTGGGCGGCGCGTCACACCGGCGACCTTCAGATGAAGCTCGCGGAGGCGCATCGCTGCCTCGACATGGCCGGCAAGTATATGGAGCGGCTCGGCGTCTACGCCGATCAGCTCGCCAACACGAACGTCAGCGAGGATGAGATTCAGAAGATTCTCTCTGAGATGTTCCCGCTCAAGGAGGACGCGAGCGACCGTGAGAAGAACAACGTCAAGGCGATCAAGGACGAGTACATGGTCTGCTGGTTCGCGCCCGATCTCATCAAGTTCCGTGGAACGGCGTGGGGTGCGATCAACGCCATGAGCGATATGGTATCCCACAACGCGCCGCGCCGTCAGACGGCGAACTACCGCGAGAACAACTGGGGCAGGATCATGGACGGCCACGCCATGATGGACAAGATGGCGGAGCTGCTCGCTGCCAAGGTGTAACGGGAAAACGGAGCGGGCGGTTAGCAATGCCGCCCGCTCTTCTCATGTAACAACACAACGACAGAAAAGGAGGACAACATTACATGAAACTGGAATTTGACAAGAGCGTCGTGACTGTCGAGGGCAACAAGCTCATCATCGAGGTGTCGGATGCCGCAGCGCTCGCGCCGCTGCTTGAAGAGCGCAAGGTGCCGCTTTCCACCCTCTCACCCGGCGAGACCTTCTCCATCGGCGACGAGACGTTCATCGTGCTGGAACAGACCGAGAACGGCACGCGCGTCATCTCCGAGGGCTTCCCGTACAGCGGCGAGGAGTTCGGCGACTGCTCCGACTGGAGGGAATCCCCCATCCGCGACAAGCTGAACGACGAGTATTTCCGGAAGCTCTCAGCAATCGTCGGCGTCGAGAACATTATCTCGATGGAGCGTGATTTGACGTCGCTGGATGGCCTCGATGACTATGGGAAGTGTGCGGATTCCGTCAGCCTGCTCACCGCCGCCGAGTATGCGAAGTACCACAAGACGCTCGGACTGAACAGCAGCTATGAAAGCTGGTGGTGGACAATCACGCCCGCATCCACGCCTAGTAACGGTTACGCTCGCCTCGTCTGCTGCGTCTTCTCCAATGGCGTTCTGGGCTGGAATGGCTGCGGCTGCAGCGACGACGTTCGCCCGTTTTTGACTCTTGACTCTTCGATCTTGGTGCTTGCCAACTAACGAAAGGAGCGCAATATGGAAAAGAATCCGCGTATGATCGTCGCCGAGGTTTCCGGCGTCTGCGATGGCAAGAGCTTCACCCAAAAGCTCACCTTCACCCGACTCGACCCCGATCCCAACAAGCCGCATTATGGAAGCGGCGAGTATGTCAGCGTCAAGTTCGACGGACGACCCGATCTTGCGCAGCTTCTCGACAACCGTTACGCGCGGCGCAATCTGGTCAATGTTGCGACGCTGTTTCTCAACAACTGGTTCGGCTCGAATATGCACGGCTGTACGCTGCACGTCACGTTTGACGACGAGCCGCAGGAGCACACCTACCACAAGATGACGGAGGCTGACGGCTGTGTTTAACTACACGTTCTCCAGCGTCCGCGCGCTCCGTGAGTGGCTGGACGAAAAGCGCTGGAACGCCGGAAGCCCGGAGGCATACGACGAGTGGCTGCAAAACCTCTTTGAGAGCGGCGACACCGTATCCGTTGATGGAGACGAATATGACTATCTGACCTGTGTAGAGCTGCTGTAAATTGTGAGACGCCGGAGCAATCCGGCGTCTTTTTTTGTTCAGTTAGCAAATTCACAAATCGTTCTCTGGTAAGAGTGCAAGCAGCAAATTTGAAAAGGAGGAACGGAATGTTTTACTACACCGAAAAAACCGAGCGCTGTACCAGATGGGAGAAACCGGCCTATCAGCGCAGCGTCATCATCCACAAGGACGCGCAGCCGGTCGGCGTGATTCGCGGGATCTTCTATATGGACGGCACGCCTGCGGTCGAGCATTGGAATAAGGATAAGCCGATGGATGTGGAATACTACACCGAGCGCACCGGCAACTATTTTCGCACAAACCCCATCGGTCGCTGCAAAACCGTCGCAGAGGGCAAGAGAATTTTCGCTGACTGGTATGCAGAGCACAGAGCAGAAGTGCTGCACGCGGATGTCCGAGCACTTCCAGCCTCCCCTGATGCAGAGTTTTTTCCGACACCGACGGCGCTTGCCGGTCGCATGGTCAATCTGATCGACTGGCGGTACGCGGATACAATGTTGGAACCGTCCGCCGGAAAGGGCGACTTGATTTCCTGTGCGCTCAAGTGCTTCAACCACAAGCACGGGAACTATCGGGACGATTTCTTTATGGAACGAGTGGACTGCATCGAACGCGACGCCAATCTTCAGATGATCCTCAAAGGCAAGGGCTATCGTGTCGTGTCGGACGACTTTCTCACCTACTTCACCATGAAGCACTACGACGTGATCCTGATGAATCCGCCGTTTTCCAATGGAGACGAACACCTACTCAAGGCGATCTCCATGCAGAAGGACGCGGGCGGACAAATCGTATCTCTGCTCAATGCAGAGACCATCCGCAACCCGTACACGCAGCGACGGAAGGTGCTGCAGGAGCAACTCGCCCGTTACGAGGCCAAGATTGAGTTTGTTTCCGGTGCTTTCTCACATGCCGAGCGTCAGAGCGACGTCGAGGTCGCAATCGTCTATCTGAGGATTCCGGAGCCGGAACGTAAGTCGAACATTCTGGAAGGTCTCAAACGCGCCGCTGAGATGGAGGAGGAACGCAGCGCAGGAGTCACCGATCTGGTCGCCGGTGACTGGATGGATCAGCTTGTTTCCGGCTACAACATGGAGGCAAAGGCCGGCGTCGCTCTCATGCGCGAGTATAACGCGCTTGCGCCGTACATTATGAACGGCTCCGATACTTACAGCCAGCCGCTCATCCAGCTCTCCGTGAACGACCACAAGTGCGACCATGCGACGAGCGACACGATCAACTCCTATCTGCGCGGTTTGCGCTCAAGGTATTGGAATCTGCTGCTTTCCCGCCGCGAACTGACGGAAAAGATGACCTCCGATCTCCATAATGAGTATTACAACAAAATCAGCGAGATGAAGGACTACGACTTCTCGCGTTACAACATTCAGCAGGTCATGCTGGAAATCTCCGCGCGTCTCTCGCGTGGCGTGGAGGATGCGATCTACAAGCTCTTCGATGAGCTGTCCGCCGAACACGCATGGTATCCGGAATGCGCCAAGAACATCCACTACTATAGTGGGTGGGCGACGAATAAGGCGCACAAGGTCGGTATGAAGGTCATTCTCCCCATCAACGGATTCTACACGAAATATGACGGCAAGAAGAAATTGGAAGCGCGCGAGTTCTCCGGCAAAATCGCGGACATCGAACGCGCTTTGAACTATCTGGATCGCGGCGAAACCGGCTCCTCCATCGACCCCTACACCGTGGCGCATGTTGCGGAACAGTGCCAGCGCACGACGATGAACTTCAAATACTTCACCGCCACGTTCTACAAGAAGGGAACCTGCCACATCAAGTTTGACGACGACGCGAAGCGCCTGATTGACCGCCTCAACATCTTTGCAGCGCGCAGCCGCCAGTGGCTCCCGCCGGATTATGGAAAGAAGCACTACAACGATATGGACGCGGAATCCCGCGCCGTGGTCGATGAGTTCCAAGGCCGCGAGGAGTACGAGGAGGTCATGCGCGCGCCGCAGAACTACATCATCTCCCCCGCATCGACTATGCCTCTCCTCACCGCGTAAGAAAATTTGGAGCGCAGGTTAGCACTTGCGCTCCTTTTTCTCTTATATGGGCGTAAGAAGCGCAAAATCGAAGGAGGAAACATTATGCTAAAAACCGGCATCTACAAATGGGAAAGCGACGAACCCGGTATTTTTGGAGGCTTCGTAAAAGTCAAAATGAAAGAGACGAGTGCGTCGTTCATCATCACGCTGCTGGAAAACGCCTGCCGGTACAACGCGCCGCAGCTCGACGAGCTCTTCCGCGAGTCTCCGCGCGTGGTCATTCGGAAGGACGGAAGCAAGCACGCCTTGAACATCGACGGCGACGACTGGTTTTGTCTCTATCCGTACCGCGTCGGCACACCGTATGCGTTCCGCTATGAGGGAAAGGAGTAAAAAAATGGAACAGAATATTTCCGAGAGATTCAATAACTGGATGTCCACCACAGCGCGCGCTGCCGCTCATCTCTGCACGGATGGGATGTTTTACGGCGGAAAAGAGGGCTGCCAGCGATTTGCCCGCGAGTGCGGCGCTGCGCTGCCGGACTTCGGCGACTACGGTGTCAACAACATCGGTGCGACCTACGGCGCGATCTGTGTCGTCGCCTACAATTTGCGTCCGCCCGTGGATGCGGCGGACTGGCTGGAATGGATGCGCGAAGGCTTGCGCGATGCGCAGCTTTGCCGGAACCTCAGAGCGCGCGAGTACGAAGATGCGGTGGCCGTCCTGCGGCGTTTCGACATCACCTCATACAGCTCGCGCTTCTACTACATGTTTCTCGACCGTCTCCGTTCTGATTGCAGCTACTTCCTCGGCAACGACGGACGCAGCCGGCACACGAAGCATCTCTGGACGCACGATGAAAAGACGCAGATCGAGCTGATGCGTGCGGTCTACGCGATTCTGCCGGAAAAGCCGGAGTGGTTGACGGCGGAACAGATCGACAATTTTGCGAAGGAGATGGGCGTGGAGTGAGAGTAGTTCAGTTTACCATTGACGACCACGCCTATTTCCAAAGGCTTTACAAACTTTCGGACGAGCAGGCCGCCGCCATGTTCAGCGGAACGCAGGGCTTCCGCGCCGTTTATACGGTCTATGGTAGGCCGGAGGACGACACGGTGGCAGACCGTTACGATCTGACGGACGAAACCGCTCAGGCAATCGACTTGGACGACCTCAACGCATTCCAGCGCGGCGTCATTCTCAGCGAATGCCTGCGCTATTTTGAGCAACGTCTGACCGACCGCAATCCGACCGGCGTGATCCGCGTGGAGGAAAAATTCATACCCGCCGGTTAGCGCCCGACGGATCTCTTCTCTGGTACAAGAGGAAGGAGGAACAAGCCATGACAGAAACAGAAAAGCAGCGATTGAACGGCAAGGTGTTTCAGCACTACATGGAGAGCGCGAAGCATCCGAACGCCTTTACGCTGCAACAGATGGAGGACGCACTGTTTTACGGCGTCGGATTGGATGAGCGCTATCTTGCCGAGGCGTACCGCATTATCTTTTCGTACCTCTCGCAAGACCCGTCCCGCGTCCATCCGTCTCTGCTCAGCATGAAGCTGCACGAGCGCGAGGATGCGAACGGCGATGTCGTTGAAGCGTGGCTGAGTCTCGAATCAGACGGAACGACTGACCGCGCCCCGCAGGGCGAGCACTATCGCCTGACGCTGGACGAAGTGAAAAACCTGTGGATGTTGACTTACCCATACAACAAATAAGGAGGAGTATATGAAAACGTTACTGGAACTGTCCGCGCAGCCGACGAGCAAGCGCCGCGTGCTCGAATATGGAGCGGACGGCAACAAGGTCGTCCGCCACTACTACGATGTCTTCCCCGTCGTCGGAACGGTCTACGCCGCCGATCATGGAACCAACCAGTACGGCGAGCGCCAATTTGACACGTTCATCTTCTTTGACGGCGTGCCGGACGGCTTGAAGGTTGAGAACCGCAGCATCTACCGCGACTATATGACCGATGATCGTTACGCCGAGGGCGTCAAGAACTTTGGCGGCGAGTCTCCGGAGGCGTTCGTCGCCGCGATGAATCTGGCGATGGAAAGCAATCGCTTCATCGGCAATGCGTGGATCGAGTTCGTGCGCCAGTGGAATCCGGAACGCGCCGACGTCTACGCACAGCACCGCGCCGCGTGGTATGCCCGCAAGGAGGAGGAGCAGCGCGTCCGCGAGGAGCAGCGCAGCGCGGAGGAGGCGGAGCGCGCGCGTCAGGCGGCCGAGGAGGACAGGCTGGAGCGCGCGAAGTACCACGGATTTGCTGATGATTTCTCCCCCATGCGCTTCGGCAAGCTCCGCGCAGCGATGGAAAAGCTCATCCGCACGAGTGAATATGGCGTGCAGAATAAGCGCGCGTTTGTGGAATCGCTTATCAAGGACGGCTGGACGCCGAAAAAGGAGGAGGGCGTGACGTCGTGGTACGGAAGCCGCTGGAACGTCAAGGAGAGCAAGCCCAGAACGGAGTATCGCATAGCGAAGGATTCCGTGTCCTACAAGGTCAGCAAGACCGAGTTCGACTATGCCGTGTACCTGACGCAGCACGAAAACTGGAACGACTGAGAAAACGGGAGGACTGAATATGGAACAGATCATGGATCAGGAAATGCTGCGCGAGGAGATGGAGCGCCGCGCGGAGGAGATTCAGCAGGACGCGGAGTTTGAGTTCATCAAAATCTTTATCCAGTACCACCGCGACGACTGGAACGACTGCGGCTTCCAGAGCCAGCTCCGAGCGCTCTGGACGACGCTGTGCCTGCACTTCGGCTTGGAGGTCGATACCCTCCCCTATGACAGTCTTGTGACGAAGCTGGAACAAACCGGCATCGCGGCGGATGACGGCTCCGGACTCTGGACGCCGGACGTCTTCGAGAACTTCATGGCCGAGCACATGGTTTGAGGAGGTGTCAACATGTCGTTTATGGCAGGCATTATCTATCTCATCATCCGTCTCTGCGTGGAAAAGGCGCAGGAAAAATCCGCTGCGGAATACGCCGCACGCATGATTTGCAAAGGAGGAGCAAAATGAAGCTCACAAAGAAACAGCTCGCCGCACTCAAGCGGCTCATCTCGGAAGAGTGGCGCAGGTATCCGCATCATATTACCGGCTACCACCGTTCCGGCGACCGCTACGCCGTGACGGACGGATACACCCTCGTCATGCTCAAGGAAGCGCCGGACGAACTGCCGGCGGGAACGCGCGAGGACAAGTATGACGAGATGATGCGCGAGGCGGAGGGATGCGACTTCTTCCTCGTCGAGGATCTTCCGGCGCTGGAAGTGCTGCGCAAGACGCCGGGAAAGATCACCCTCACCGCAGAGCGCTTTGACGGGACGACGATCAGCAGCGTCTTCGACGTTCGCCGTCTGATCACGACCTTGGAGTCGGCCGGGACGGGCTGCACGGCCTATCTCGGTTACGCGAAGCCGTTTGTGGGGAGCGTCGCGTCACTGATGGTCTACTCCAAGGCGGGCGTCATGGATTCTCCGCTCACAGCGATTCTTCTTCCATGCCGGAATTGATTTTGGAACCGCTCAAAAAAAACAGGCTGCGCAAAAAAAACAGGCGACCCCATGTTAGGGATCGCCTGAAGCCTTTTCCGGCCATACGTCGATGCCGCTGTATCTTCTTCCTCCGTAGCGGAACGGTGGGTGCTCCACCATACCGGATTTTTTACGAAGCTGATACAGTCCTTCCATCCATCCAGCCCAGCGCAGCTCTTTGTCATTGCGTTTGCAGCTTCTCCACCGCAGATAATCCGCCCAGCGCACATTGGAAGCCTCTGTGGAAAGGCCAAACACATTGGCGACGTCGGCGGCGGAATGAATGTGCAGTTGGAAAAAGAGAGGCCACGGGCAAAGGAGGATCGACGCGAACAGATCCGCCTCGTCCTCGTATTCCTTGCAGTGCTCGGCATAAAATCCTGACGGTTCGCTTCTGGAACGCGCGGTTTGCGGAAGATGCCGCAAAACCACATGCCCCAGCTCGTGCGCCTTCGTCCACCTCTGGCGACCAAGCACATTATTATCGGATGGATCGTCGTTCCACAGGATAAGATGGCGATTGCGGAGCACGTCATATTGCGTGCAGCCTGATTTGCTGCTGCAAAGCCGCACCGTCTCCTCTACGGAACAGTTGTTGAGTGCGGAAAACTCGCGGTATGTCATCATCCTGCAATTTGGAACGGCTCGCATAGCTTCCTCCGGTTGGATCGGAAACACCAGCGGATTCATGTTGCAGTAGAGCTTCAACACCTCATCGTGGATTTTCCCGTATCGGATCATGTCACTCCTTCTTCTCCTCACGTTCGACATTCAGGATATACTGCTCAACGCTGGCGGTCTCATCTCCGAACGCTTTGTTAAAAGCAATTTGGAGCATCGCCATCATGCGGTCTCGGTCAACATCCGTCATCCTCTCGCGTGCGCGCTGGAGCGATACAAAGTCGTTGTCATGCACCAGATCGTCTGCCTTGGTGCGAATGTCGGAGGCTCCGATCAGATAATCGACGGAAACGCCGAAGTATCCGGCGATCTTCATGGCCGTTTCGACCGTCGGATTGGATGAGGATTTGAGCCGACCGATCGCATATTGTCCAAGTCCAAGCTCGCCCTCAAGTCTGGTGATCGACATTCCGCGTTCATCGCACAGCTCTTTTGTGCGGATATAAATTGTGGAGTCCATAAAAATCTCCTAGCTCACGAATTTTTTCGTGAAAAGGTATTGACATAACGATTATGGTCGTGGTATAGTATGCCGCAGATGGAACGATTTTCTTCGTGGATTGTTTTAATCATACCACTTGTAATCGTGCCTGTCAATATACAATAAGAGGTTGGAGGCGGTTTGTTTGATTCTCGTCGGGAATCCCGTAGAGGATTTTGGAAATTTTGAGCTGGATCTTTCCAAGGTCAAGCTCGCCAGTGAGAGCGACAAGTTCCTTTTCTTCCCATACAAGGGTAAACTGCCGGAACGGTTCGCCGATGCGAAGAGCTGCGTGCTCTACATAAACGTTGAGCTTGGCTGCGAGGCAAGCGCCGCGATGATCTGCGATTACGCGGACGGGCGGAACGAGCGGCATACGCTCAGCACCACGGCAGATGAAATCAAATCGCTGTTGGAACGCTACTTTTACGGCGCAAACAAGTCGCGCGGCGCGATCTCGGATTACTATTACGGCTACAGGCAGGCGTGCTACGAAAGCTGGCGGCGTTTCGTGGAACAGCCCCGCCGCCTGCGAGCGAACATTGCCGAGATGGATTCGGAACGCCGCGAGGTACTCAAGTCCGTTGTCAATCGGTGGTAATGCAGAATTTCCAATAAATTTATGTTTTGCTATTGACAAGCGACCTCCAACATGCTACTATGTCTATACGCCACCGGAACAGCGGATTGGAGGGAGCGACATGAACGATTCGTTTTTTACGGACGAGAAACGCGGGCTGAAATCCTGCTCGGATTCTATAATAAATGTCTTCCTACAGAAGGAAAAGGCGATCCGCGCATGGGATAAGGCGAACAACGGCAAGCTAGATTCGGATATGACGCGAGATGATTACATCTCCCTGTTCAATGCGATCGGCATACGCCGCAAGACCAGCTTTGTGCAATACCGAATGGCTCTTTGCCGCTATGTCAGCTACCAGATAGAGAGCGGACGTTTTTCGGAGAATCAGATGCAGATTTTGAAGTCTGTCAATTTGGAAGATCTCAGCGCTGTGGATTCCAATGCGACAAGCGGCGGGAAAAAGCTCGCCTACTTTCGCAATCTGAACGATTTGCGCTTCTGTGTGGAGGAGACGGCGAAAGATCCGGAGCGTGACAATACCGGAAAGTTTGACCCTCACATGTCCGCCTGCTATCTTGCATGGTTTGGCCTGACGATGGAGCAGATGTGCGAGCTGAAAAAGTCTGACGTGCTGGAAAACGGGATTTTGCTCGGTGGGAAGTTCATGGAGCTGCCGCAGTTTGTTGCGGATCAGCTCAATGACTACAAGGATTCCCGTGGATTCAACCAGCAGGCGCGTGGTGTGATCTTCCACACATACCAAGCGTCGGAATATCTCTTCCGTACGGAACGCAGCAGCCACATCACTACACAGCAGCTATACCAGCTCCTCAAGCGCTTCAACGCGATCATGGACGGGCGCTATTCTCTGACCTACAATGTGATCCATACGTCCGGCATTTTTAACCGAGCTCATGCGTTGGAGGTGGAGATCAGAACGTTCGACCTCAATGACAGAGCGTTCGCGGAACGTGTCTTTGAGACGACGTTTGAAAACGATCAGGCATATCGGAACGCACTGTCCGATTACGCGCATTACAAGAAGCTGTTCTACTAAAACAGCGCATCTGAGGGCGAAAGCCTTTCAGATTTCATTAGCACGACAATAATTTATTTTAGGAGGCATAAACATGGAACACAAGAAGAAGGGCGCTCCCATCATTCACAAGGTCGGCGATGTGGTCTACGATGTCAAGCGCAAGGTGCGCGGTGTGATCCGCAAGGTCGATCCCAACGATTCCTTCCTGCGCTACTTCGTCCGCTACAAGGACGGAACGCTCCGTTGGACGAACGGGAACGAATGGGGTGTCAAAAAGCAGACGCCCAAGGCAGGCAGCGCCGGCGCGCAGCCTGCGGATGAGGCAAACGTGGAAGCCGCGATTGCGCCGGCGTAACGGAGGCGATCTCATGCCTGTGTTCTACATTTTGTTGATCCTCGGCGTGGTTCTTCTCTGGTTTCTCCTGCCGTTCTGTTTCAAGCCGATCGGAAGGCTTGCGAACAAGCTGTATGGCGACGCCAAAAAAGCCATGACTGAAGACGATAATCCCGCATCCGAAGCAGAAAACACCAACAACAAAGAAGAAAAGGAGAGTAAGTAAGCATGAAGAAAAACGGATACATCGGTGGCATTATCCTCGGCATCGGCCTCGTCCTCGCGCTGACCCTGACGCTTATGTGCGTCAAGAAGATCCCCGCCGGTTATGTCGGCGTCATTTACAATATGAACGGCGGCGTTGATGGAGAGATTCTTTCGCAGGGATGGCACATGGTCAGCCCCACGAAGAAGGTCACAACCTATTCGATCGGCTTGGAGCAATCCTACCTTGTCTCCGGCGAAAAGGGCGACTCCAAGCACGATGAGAGCTTCAAGTGTCCCACGTCAGACGGAAAGAGCGTCACGGTCGAGCTGGAATTTTCCTATCGCTTCGATGAGTCGCGTGTCTCCGGTACGTTCGTGACCTTCAAGGGCAAAAACGGTGAGACGATCAAGGACACGTTTATCAAGCCCAAGGTTTCCGCATGGACGCAGGAAATCACGGCGCTCTATCCCGTCACCGACATCTTTGGCGACAAACGCACGGACATCAACGCGCATCTGGACGAGTATTTGCGCGAGAAATTTGACCAGTACGGCATCCTGATCGACACCGTGAATTTTACAAATATTGACGTCGATCCTGAGACTGCGGCGGCAATCCAAAAGAAGGTCAACGCCCAGCAGGAGCTTGAGCTGGCCAACATTGAGGCGCAAACCGCAAAGGTTCAGGCAAACAAGGACAAGGCGGTCGCGCAGGTCACAGCGGAAACAGCCGTCATTCAGGCAAACGCGGAGGCTGAGGTCATGCGTATTGCGGCTGAGGCGGAGGCTGACGCCAACCGCAAGATTGCGGCGTCCCTTACGCCTGAGCTGATCGAGAAGATCAAGTACGAGCAGTGGAACGGCGAACTTCCCACGGTTTCCGGCAGCGGAGCCATTGTCAGCATCGGCGGTATGGAGTAAGGAGGTCGATATGAGAAACATGCGCAACACACCCGCAGCACGCGACATGCTGCGCGAAAAGTCTGCGGAGATTCAGCGTCTCACACAGGAGGCGGATAACGCCGTCTCTTTGGTCACGCAGACGATCAGCAATCTCGAACTCATCAATCAGCAGATCAGCGACGGAATGGACGAGCTGGACGCTTACACGAGCGAGCTTGCCAAGACGCGGCAGACGATGGCGCGGGCGCGCTCGCACAACAGCGCGATCATTCAGAACTTCACAAGGCTCTTGTCCGTGGACGACGCGGATGAATCGCCGAAGAATGAGGAGGACGCATAATGCAGATCGAGATCAAAAACGAATGCCCCAACGTCAAGGTCGACGTCAAGGAGCAGGGCAACGGTAACATCATCGTTACCCTGTCTGAGCAGCCTCGCCGCACGCTCGGCGAGATCAAGGCGGGCTCCGTTGTGAAAATCGGCAGCCGCGAGTTCTACGTTCTGGAGCACAGCGCGACCACTACGGCGGTTCTCGCCAAGGATTCTGTCAAGACGATGGAATACGGCGGTGGCGGCGACTACGCAAAGAGCGACGTGCGCCGCTATCTCAACGATACCTTCTATAAGGAGCTTTCCAAGGCGGTTGGCGCAAGCAACATCGTGGAGCACACCGTCAAGCTCGTCGCAGACGACGGTACGGGTAAGTCGTTCAGCGTCCGTGACAATATTTCCTTGCTCACGACCGATCTCTACCGCCGCTATCGCGAGTATCTTCCCAAGATGGGTTCACCGTGGTGGACTGCCACGCGCGTAACATTCGACGAGAGTACCAGCTACACTCGCCTCGTCTGCTTCGTCAGCTCCTATGGCATTCTGTTCTGGAATGACTGCGACTGCAGCTGCGACGTTCGCCCGTTTTGTATCTTGGATTCTTCCATCTTCGTATCTTGATGTCTTGTGATGAGCGAAGAGGTTAAGTTTGACATAGGAGACAAAGCAGAGGAGCTTCTTTTCAGCGTGTTTGATCTGACGACCAGCCGACAGCATTATCCGGTAAAGTTCCGTCGGCTGGCCGACCAGCTTCAAACATACGCGCTGAACATCCACAGCAATGTGATGGATGCCAATTCCTTTCGGACAGATTCATCCTCACAGCGGCAAAAACGCTTTGATTTCCAGACAAGCGCGGTTACGAACTGCAATAAATTCCTAAGTCTTGTGAAATACAGCCTCCACGCTCATCTGATCAGCGCCGCAACAGGCGAATCGTGGTCTGCCTTAGCCCACGATGTCAAATATATGACACTCGCTTGGCGGAAGACCTGACTTGACGACGACCTTCAGGCTGTGTGCTGATGCTCGCAACGTCTGCTACGTCAACTCCAATGGCATTCTGAACTGGAATGACTGCGACTACAGCAACGACGTTCGCCCGTTCTGGTGGATTTGCGAGGTCTATAAGCTGCTTAGACAGCTACAAGGAGTGCGCCATACTATCAAAAGAGTACACAACCTCTCTCGCCGTCGGCGGGACAAATACAAAAGCCGTGAGCGACTTTGAGAAGCTGACCAGCTTTGAAAATCTGTTTAGTTCCTATCAGGTCGCTCGCAAAGGCAAGGGAAAGAAGCGCAGCGCACAGCGGTTCAGCGTGTTGGCTCTTGAAAATCTGGTCGTGATGAAGCGCCAGTTGGAGGAGCGAACATACCGCGTCGGAGCGTACACCGCGTTTGTTGTTTCCGAGCCGAAAAGAAGGATCGTCAAGTCAGGTACGTTCCGCGATAAGGTTCTCCAGCATTGCCTGTGCGACTGCGTGTTGCTGCCGAGGCTGCAAAGCTGTTTCGTTCTCGACAACTACGCCGGTCAGGCAGGCAAGGGAACCTTGTTCGGGCTGGATCGACTTTCGGAAAACCTGCTGGATTTCTACGCGAAGCACGGAAGCGGCGGATACATTCTCAAATGCGACATTACCAAGTTCTTTTACAGCATCGACCACGACCTGATGAAAGCCTGCGTTCGCCGCTACTTCGACGACGATGGTATTCGATGGATTTGCAATCTTCTGATAGACAGCACGGATGGTCTCGGGTTGCCGCTTGGCAATCAGTGCAGTCAGGTATTTGCGCTGATGTTTCTTGACGGCCTCGATCACTACGTTACGGAAGACCTTGGCTGTGTGTGGTACGGCCGATATGCGGACGACTTCTATTTGCTCTCCGACGATAAGAATTATTTGAAGGATTGCAAGAAGAAGATCGAAGCGTATTTATCAGAGCTTCGTCTGACGCTCAACAGCAAGACGGAGATCGTGCCAATGCGAAAGGGCGTCCGTTTTCTTGGGTTCCACAGCTATCTTACCGAGGACGGCAAGGTCATTCGGAGGTTGACCGGCGACAACAAGCGCCAGATCAAAAAGAGACTACGAAAGGACGCGAAGCTGGTGCTGTCCGGCAAAATGACGCGCGAAAAATTTGACGAAAAATACAACTCTTGGAAAAACCATGCCTCTCATGGCAACTGTTACAAGCTGACGACCGACATGGATCGGTTTGTAGATAACTTGTTTCCCTAAGTGTCCGTATGATGGACGCAAAGGCAAAAGGAGATGATTCCCATGAAGAAGATCCTGCTGTGATACACAAATGATTTCACCGGCTACACCTGCGGCGGAACGCCGGACTCCGGCGAACCGCATACGATCGGAGGAAGATATGAGAGCACGAGATCAGCCCTGAATGGCGATTCTTTCATATAATATTCGAGTGTTTTTAACAGGTTTCTTTTCCGGAGCGTCCACTTCGCGGATGCTCCGACATGGAAGGGTACTCAAGCGGTGAAGAGGGCGGTTTGCTAAACCGCTAGGCCGCGAAAGCGGCGCGAGGGTTCGATCCCCTCCCCTTCCGCCAGCCGTTGTGGTGGGCGGCAAACGTTTCTCCTTTTTTCTGGCAGCCGGAAAGACGGCAACCGCCGCTTACGCGGCGGCACGCGGGAACAGCTCGACGGTCGGGCGGCGAACAGTCTTCGCAAGCTGCGGGTTCAAGTCCCGCTTCCCGCAACGAGATTTGCAACAACTTTTGTTTGATTTTATGGAACCGCTGATTCGATCAAAAGGAGTGGCAGAAATGAAGAAGGAAAGAGCCGTCGAGTACAAGGAAACATTTGTACTCGACGGTTTTCCAAAAATTGAATATTCACGGCAGCAGTTGCGCCGATTCCTGACATTCCACGGATACGCAAGGAATATCGCAAAGATGGTTCGCTACGCGGCGCATTTCGACTATCCAGACAGAATTTGCCTGGTTTATATCGTCGGTCAGCCGAAGCGCAGCAAGATAGAAAGCCTGTTTGCGGAAACCGGATGCAGCGACCGCCTATGCGTCCTGACGTCTGACTTTCCCGATGCCGCAATGGATCTGTACGAGCGTTTCGATGCGATGCGCACCCAGCTAAAAAGCGCCGGCTTGTGGGATACGGAGGGAAACAAGCCAAGCGATGCGTGGTTCCGCGCGGCTGAGAACAACGCCGAGCAATACAAGTGCTTCCCGGAAGAATTGGAATCGTTCGTAAAACTGGATCGCGAGCATATAGAACTGCTGCACGCCTATGAGGAAATGAAGCGTCAGGCGGAAAATGAGTGGTTCAGTCATTTTACCTGCTACCGTTCGGGGCATGAACCGTCTACGCTCTATCTGCGTGGAGAACCAGACCCGGACAGGCGGAAGCTGACCTCCGGCGCGGCGGATCAAACAGACCGAAGAATCGCAGATCTGGCGGAACGCGGAGCGACGGAACGTGAGATCGCCGCGAGGATCGGCACCATGTCGAATGTGGCAGTTCACAAGCGCATTGTAAAAATGCGCGATGCCGTAAGACAAAAAGAGCCTGCGACGTTGGACGACCTCGTTTTATCGGTTTATCCGCGCGGAGTGGAGGCGCTTTCGCTCAATCCGTTCGCGTCCGTCTCGATTGCTGGCATCAAGGCAGGCGTCGACTATGGGATGAATGGAAGCTGTGATAAGAGGCTTGGTTTTTCGCTGGACGACCACGCCTCGGTCATACGCGACATCCGAAATTTCATAAAATCCCGGATTCAGGCTTGCGGATACTGCGAAATAAACGAATTGCGCGATTATTTGCAGCTCCCTCCATTCGGATTTTGGAACGGCGGATATATTTCAGCCTGTCTTTCCCGCGCTCTGCGGGATTTTCCGTACAGTACGCTTTTCTATTACGATGGTGTCTGTTCTTTTCTCGTGAAAAAGCATATTCAAGCCGTTGTATCCGCTGTTTTTTGGGAGGGCTTTCGGAACAAGCAGAAATGCCGCTGCCTGTATCTTGAGTCTCACGCACACAAGGTAGTCAAGCGTTTTTCCGCCAACCTTTTCGGCGTCAAGGTGCCGCTTTGCGGCATGGATTTGGCTCTTCTTGTCTCAAAGGAGCTGCGCGCTTCGAGACGCCTGCCGTTGAGCGTTGTAGATGAGCGATTGCTGATTCTCTCGCTGTGGAACGTCCGATGGTATGACCGGGCAGAGGTGGAAAGCCTCGCTTCCGTGGTCACGGAGAACGAAGACAGCATCAAAGCGTCGTATTTGCGGTATCTGGAGGAGGATCGCCGTATTCCGCAGGAGAAGCGGCGCGTTTTGCCGGAGTATGCTTTCTGCTGGAGTAGAGAGATGTGCAACAAAGAGATGTTTTGCAGGGAGGAAAATCATGATTTATCTTGACCACGCGGCAACCACGCCGGTGAGTCCCGAAGTTCTGGAGGCCATGCTTCCGTGGTTTGGCGACGGCAGCGTCGGCAATCCGTCCAGCCTGCACGCACAGGGCGTTGCGGCGCATCAGGCAATCGAACGAGCGAGAGAGCAGGTCGCCGCCATGATAAACGCGGACGCATCGGAAATCTATTTCACGTCCGGCGGCACGGAGTCCAACAACGCTTGGCTTCGTTGCATCGACCGTGGAACGATCATCACCACAAAGGCGGAGCATCACTCCGTATCCGAACCTCTGGCGCATTATGACCGTGGAGCGCTCGGCGTCCCTTCTATCGCTCTGGACGTCGGCAATGATTGCCGTGTCGATCCGAAGTGGCTCGATTTTGAGATTCGCAACAATTCGGCAAGCATAAAGGATCGGATCGGTGCGGTATCTATCATGTGGGCGAACAACGAGCTTGGATCAATCAATCCGATGGAGGAAATCGGAACTGTTTGCAAAAAGTATGACATTCCGCTCCACACGGACGCGGTAGCCGCAGTTGGCCATACGCCGATTGACGTCAAAAAGTGTCACATTGATATGCTGTCCGCGTCCGGTCACAAGTTCGGTGCGCCGCAAGGCACTGGATTCCTCTATATCAGCAGTAAAATACACAAGAAACCTCTGATTTTCGGAGGCGGTCAGGAGCGTGGATTACGCGGCGGGACACAGAATGTACCCGGTATTGTAGGGCTTGGAAAAGCGGCGGAAATCATCACGAAAAGTCTGATTGATCGTATGACACAATACATGGCGCTTCGTAATGTATTTCTGAGCAGTCTTGCGCATAAGCTCGGCGCTGGTCGGTTTCGTGTCAACTGCGACAACGCGCCGCACATTGACAACATCGTCAGTCTGACGATCTTCGGCGTCCACAGCGAGGCGCTTTTGATGGCGCTCGATATGGATGGCGTCTGCATCTCCGCAGGCGCGGCCTGTTCATCCGGCAATGGCGTCTCCCATGTGTTGCGTGCGATTGGTATGCCGGATGAAGAAGCTGCCTGCACAGTCCGTATATCTTTTGGCGAGACCAACGATGGAACGGATGTGGTCGACGCAGCATATAAGATTGCGGAAATCTCACAAAGACTTTCAAAAATGTCTTGACTTTTGCACGACAATAATCTATAATATGCGGTAGAAGGTGCTTAACGGTGCTTTCTACCGCTTCTATTAGCGCGACAATAATTTATTTATGAGGAGTTGAAGAAATGTACTGCGGTTACATCACGCGCATCGAAAACCTGCGAAAGCACAGCAATGCGGATCGTCTGCTGTGTGGCGAGTGCTTTGGCAACACAGTGATCGTCGATCTGAAAACGGAGCCGAACGCCCTCGGCGTGTATTTCCCTGTCGATGGAAAGCTCGGCATGGAATACGCCGTCAAGAACGACCTTCTTCGCCGCAAGGACGAGAACGGAAAGCCTGCAGGCGGCTATCTCGATCCCGAAAAGCGCAACATCAAGGCGCTCAAGCTGCGCGGAGAAAAGAGCGACGGTCTGTTCATGCCGCTTTCCAGCCTGTCGAGCTTCACGGATGTCTCGAAGCTCAAGGAGGGCGACCGGATCACCATGCTGAACGGCGTGACCATCTGCGAGAAGTACATCCCCCGCGCCAACCGTTCCGGTCATAACACAGGAAGAGGCGGCAATCGTACTCGCAAGAAGCGCGCGCCGATTGCTCCGCTCTTTGCCGAGCACGCCGACACGGAACAGCTTGCTTACAACCTTTCGGCGTTCTACCCCGGCGATCTCATTGAGATCACTCTCAAAATGCACGGAACGAGCCAGCGCACCGGCTATCTCCCTGTTTTCAAGGGCTTCAAGCGCACGCTGCTTGACAAGCTCCTGCGACGCGACGGAACCCCCGTCTACGATTGGGGATACGTTTCCGGCACGCGCCGCACGGTTCTCGAAAGCTACGAGGGCGGTTGGTACGGCAACAACACCTTCCGCGAGGAGCACAGCAAGGCGTTTGAGGGAAAGCTGTTCAAGGGAGAGACGGTCTATTACGAGGTCGTTGGCTTCACGATGGACGGCACGCCGATCATGGCAAGCGTGGACAACAAGAAGGTCGACAACGCCAACGGCGACAAGACTTTTTCCAGCCAGTACGGTGCGAGAACTGTTTTCTCCTATGGATGCGCCCCGACTGGCAAGAAGCTCATGCACGGATCTGACGATCACGGCGCGTTTTCCATTGATATGTCTGTGCCGCAGTCCGATCTGTTCGTCTACCGTATGACCATGACGAACGAGGACGGCGATGTGGTGGAGTATCCGCCCGACTTTGTTCGCTATCGTTGCAAGCAAATGGGCGTCAAGTGCGTGCAGATGTTCAAGCGCTTCATCATTCCGGAGCCGGACGCCAATGGTGGATATTCGTTCATGGATGGGGACGGCAACCTGCTGCACCTCAGTTCCGCCGGTGAGTATGTCAAGGCGATGGCGGAGCTGTTCTACGACGGCGTTGATCCGGTCGGAAAGACGCATGTTCGTGAGGGTGTGGTCGTCCGCATCGTGGATCGGCCGAAGTTCGCGGCGTACAAGATTAAGAACTTCTCCTTCAAGGTTCTCGAAGGTCTCATCAAGGAAACGGCGGCCGCCCCTGATATGGAAGAGGCGGAAGAGCTGGCGGCGGAAGACGCGATGGCGGGATGAGCAGCAGTACGGAAAACTACCGCTACTACAAGGCTCTCCATCGCTGCGTAAACTGCCATAAGCAGGACGCATATACGCTCAACGGGCGATCGTATTGCTTCGAGTGCGCAGAACGTTTTAGAGCGTACAATCAGAAATACCGCGACAACGGCGGGGAGAGCGATCGTCAGAAGCGCAGAAAAGAAGAGCGCGCCAAATCACGAGCCGATCATGTGTGCGTTCGCTGCGGAAAACCTCTGCCGAAAGGCTCGCCGTATGCCATGTGCGACAAGCACAGAGCATATTTCCGCAATCACAAGCGTGCTGAGGCCGAAAAGAAACGCGGCTATTCCGCCGGCGATGCGCAGCGTCGTATGCAATATGGGCTGTGTTTCTTCTGCGGAAAGCCGGTGAAAGAAGGATTCACAACCTACGGAACGCGCTTCAAGGTCTGCGATGAACACTACAATACGTCTATGAGCCGCCTTGCAAAAGCACAGCAGGTCAACGCCGCAAAGTACGGCGGTCGCCACGCATTCATTGACTCCTGTATGGTTTCTGTCAGTAAAGGCGGTGCTTTGTAATGGTGACGGTGGAAAAGAAAGAACGCATCCAGAAGTACGGTGAAGTCTTCACGCCGCAGTGGGTGGTCAGCGATATGTGCGATGCGCTGGAGCGCGAGAATCCAGACGCATTTGCTCCGGACGCAACGTTTCTGGAACCGTCCTGCGGTGAGGGCGTCTTCATTCTGGAGATCCTGCGCCGCAAATTTGCCCGTTGCAAAAAACGCACGGATTTTACAACGGCGATCGAGTCGGTTTACGGCATGGAGATTCAGGCGGACAATGTGCAAATCTGCATCGAGAACGTCACGGAGCTGTGTCGCCAGCATTTCAAACCGTCAAAGACGGATTTGGAGATCATCAAAGATCACATCATTCTGTGTGACAGCCTAAAGGTGATGAAGCTGCTCACGCAGTACGGAGAAAAGAAAGAGGTGACATTCTTGCATGACGCAAGATGAACGCTATGCAAACATCATGCGCCGGCTGTCTGAGCATTTGGATGCCGTGAAGTATAGGCATCCCGAATGGGTTGGAATCTTCCTGCAAGGCTCGCAGAACTACGAGCTGGACTATGAAGGCAGCGACATCGACACCAAACTCATTGTCTTGCCGACGTTCGAGGACTTTGTGCTCAACCGCAAACCGGTCAGCTATACGCACGTTATGGAGAACGACGAGCATGTCGATGTCAAGGATATTCGGCTGATGTTTGACTGCTTCCGCAAGCAGAACATCAACTTTGTCGAAATCCTGTTCACTCCGTACAGAATCCTCAATCCGAAGTACGCGGTGCTGTTTCAGCCTGTCATCGACGCTCGTGAACGGATCGGTCGCTATAACGACTTCGCCGCGCTCAACTGCATGGTCGGTATGGCGCTTGAAAAACAAAAGGCGCTTTGTCATCCGTATCCGACAACGGCGTGGAAGATTGAAAGGTTCGGGTACGACAGCAAGCAGTGGCATCACGTCCTTCGGATGCAGGATTTCATGCTTAGATGGATGGACGGAGAGCCGTATGTCGACTGTCTGATTCCAAAGCAGCGCGACCTGCTTCTTGCGATCAAGAAGTACGAGTATGGCGATCTCAAATCTGCAATCGACGGCTGCAACAACGCTGTGTCCTACATGAAGAACATCAAAGATGCCTATATGCTCGCCAATCAGCCGACGATTGACAGAGGCGTTGACGAAATCCTCAATACGGCTCTGGTGGAGCTGTTCAGGAAGAACTTCCTCAGCGAAATTCAATACGATAAGGAGAAAACGACATGAACATCATTCTCGTCAAGCATCCCGACAGCGCGAAGCTCTACTGCTTTTCCGTTCCCGATCATCTTGCCACCAGCGTCAGGCGCGGCAGCAAAGTAATCTGCAACACGGCGCGCGGTATGAAGGATGGTATTGCCATGACCGGTGTAATCACCGGCGATGGCGCGGAGGACGTCGCGAAGCTGCACTGCGCACACTTCCCTCTTGCGGAAATCGACAGCGTGCTCGTCAGCATTCCGATGGACGAGATTGAGATTCCCGATTACATCGCAAAGTCGATTCCGGCGACTGAAAAGATCGCCAAACGACTTGACGAGTACAGAAAGCGCCGCGCGTTCTTCACCACGGTTGCTATCAACTGTGAGCATGAGCTGATCGACGGCTACTCCGCATATCTTGTCGCCAAAATGCTCGGTCTCAAGTATCCTCCCGTTTACATTTGTTATTGCATCGACAATCGGCAGAGCGGCGACGGCAAGAGGGCTGAGTGATGGCGCAAATCTTCTATATGATGGTTGGTCTTCCCGGCAGCGGCAAGACCACAAAGGCAAAGGAGCTATCTAAGGCGCTTCCGTTTGCCGAAAAGGTCGTCGTCCACTCCAGCGACGCAATTCGTGCTGAGCTTTTGGGTGATGCGAACGATCAGACGCAGCAGGATCTTGTCTTCAAGACATTGCATCAGCGCATTTTTGATGATCTGCGCGGCGGCAACAGCGTTGTTTACGACGCGACCAACATCCACTATAAGCACCGCCGCGCGTTTCTCCACAGTCTGCGCGGACTGCACATCCCCGATTTGCGAACGGTTTGCGTATTCATGGCGACGCCGATTGAAGCGTGTCTGCGATATAACGAGAATCGCAATCGTGTTGTTCCGAATGATGTAATCTCGCAGATGTACCGCAAGTTTGACGTGCCGATGTACGCGGAGGGCTGGGATAAGATTGAGGTCTGTAACGCGCCGACGTTTGTTTCCGGCTGTATCGACGACAAGCTGCGGTTTCTCTCTCAGATTGCGCATGACAATCCGCACCACACGCTGACCATCGGGCAGCACTGTATGGCGGCTTGGAGCTATATGCGTGAGCACTATCCCAATACGGACGACGTTCTTCTCCGCGCCATGCTGCTGCACGACTTTGGCAAGGAGCGCACCAAGTCGTTTGTTGATTCCAAAGGAAATCCGTGCAAAACGGCTCACTACTACAACCATGAGCGTGTCGGCGCTTACGAGAGCTTTCGCTACACCGGCGACCTGAGCGATGATGAGGCGACTGGAGTCGCGCTGCTGATTCGCTGGCACATGGCTCCGTTCGTGGTGAAAAAATCCAATCATCCGCCGAAGACAGAGGCAAAGTTTAAGGGCTTGCTTGGCGAGCAGACTTGGGAGCGCATCATGGTGATGAACAACTGCGACCGGAACGCGCATTAAGGAGGGCTTATGAAAGACGGTGATCAACTTGCCATGTCAATCTTTCTGGCTGTTGCGCTCATTGTGGTTGGTATGCCGATCCGTGCTTTTCTGGTCAAGCTACTATGGAACGCAATCATGCCTGACATTTTCGGGCTGACAACACTTACCTACTGGCAGGCTTTCGGCGTTTCGCTGTTGAGCCAGATACTTTTCAAGGGAAGCACGTCGTCAAGAAAGAGAGACGACTAATATTCGTGCTATGCGCGACAATAATCTATAAGGAGGATTCTCACATGCCGGTTTCCAATGCTCATTCCACGATCAGACTCCACGGCTATACGTTTGGCCGCCACGCGAAGGGCTGGAAGAAGCCCAAGAACTACGCCGCCAAGCGCAAGATCCGCCGTAAGATGGCGAAAAAGAGCCGCCAGATCAACGCGGCGAGAAAGAGGGAAAGGAGCTAATACCAATCCCGGTAAGCCGGGTTCCTGCGAGATTGATAAGCACAGGGTAAAGCCGTCTGTTACAGCGTGAAAGCCGCATGGCAAGTAGCTTAGGAGGATTAGACGGTTGACCTCAACCGTGATGGTTGTGGTCGGTATGACTCACATCGTTTGTTTTTCCGGCGGTCACTCCTCGGCGCTTGCCGCCGTGGAGACCGTCAGGCGCTATGGCGCTGGCAAAACGATCCTATTAAACCACGATCTTTGCCCGCGCACGGAACACGAAGATATTAAACGCTTCAAAAAAGAGGTCGCCGATTATCTCGGCATACCGATAACATACGCAAATATGCAGGGATGGTTGGAAAAAGACCAGTTTGACGTCTGTGTAGAGCGAAAAGCGTTCAAATACGGCGTTCAATCGCAGGCGCTTTGCACGGAGACGTTGAAAACCAAGCCGTTCACAAAATGGCTGTCCAAGAACTATCCGACGTCGCCGCAGAGCATCCGGCAGGATGTGTCCGTCGTCTATGGATTTGACGCCACGGAGCAAAACCGTATCACGCGGCGCAAGGGCATCATGGCGGCAATGGGATACCTGACCGAGTATCCGCTGACATGGGAGGCTCGGACGATCCACGCAATCGAAGATGTCGGAATCCGCAGACCGAGCACCTACGCGACATTCAACCACGCAAACTGCATCGGCTGTCTCAAAGCTGGAAAGCAGCATTGGTTCATTGTCTATTGTCTGCGGCCTGACGTTTGGGAGAAGGCGAAATGGGCGGAAGACCAGATCGGATTTAGCATTTTGAAGCAGGGGTATCTTCGTGAGTTTGAGAAAGAATTTGCAAAGCTCAAAGAAAAGGCGCTTTGTCCCACGGAAAAGACAACGCCTCAGAAATTTTGGGCGACCGCGCGGCGGTTGATTCAAGACGACGACAACCTACCGTGCGAGTGTTCATTTTGAATCACAAGGAGATCACAAATGAAATTCAGTAGAGTTTGGTCAATGCCAAACCGATACACCTTCTCGATCAAGCCCATCCGCGAGCTTCTTGGCCGGTACGTCGAGGGGGGGGGTGGTCGTTGATCCGTTTGCGAACAACGCGAAAATCGCAACGGTAACAAACGACATCAATCCGGACTGCGACAGCATGTATCACATGGACGCGCTGGACTTTTTGAAGATGTTTGGCAACGGCACCGTTGACTGCGTTCTGTACGACCCGCCGTATTCATTACGTCAGGTAGCAGAGTGCTACAAGGGCTTCGGATACGAGGTAACGCAGGAAACCACGCAGTCATCATGGCGGGCGAAGCATTTGGATGAGATTCGGCGCATCACAAAACCGGGTGGAATCGCTATTTGCTTCGGCTGGAACAGCAACGGCGTCGGAAAGACACGCGGTTTTGAAATGCTCGAAGTGCTGCTGGTTCCGCATGGCGGAAGTAAGAACGACACGATCGTCACAGTAGAGCGAAAGCTGTAACGATTGAAAATGAGGAGTTTGCGTCATGAAAAACAAGGTTATTGCAATCCGATACCACGATTTTTTGAAGTACGGGTGTGCTAATTGCGGTTGCGACATCGTTCTTCAAGGATTCGGTATCGGTGGTTTCGGGACATGTGAAGAATGTGGACAAAAGCAGATATTTTTTGATGACGGGGTAATACAATCCAACATCGGATTTGATGATGGGAACGGAGGTTTCTATTATCCCAAAGTTCAAGAGCATCCGCGAAAGGGTACGCCGTGGCATCCGTATGAGTGGCCTGATCCGAGACCTGACGGCGGTGGCGAATTTTGGCGTCCTCGCGGTATTGGCTACGATCTAAGCGGGTTCGTAAAATCCAAAAAAGCAGGAGAACGCATTTTGCAAATGGTCAAGGATGTTCTTGGCATTGAAAATCCTGCATCGTGGCTTGACTGGCGCGAGCATGAGCCAAAATGGATTCAGTTCAAGTTTCAGGAAGAAGAGTTCGACTTAGAAAAGCTCTATGAAGCAACAAAGGACACAGATGTATTGACAGAGGAAATCCTTCGGTCGTGTGCTTTGAAAGAGAGGTAACTATGGTTCTGATTAAAGGTTTGAGCAAGGCTGCAGTATTGGCTTCGCTCTATAACCACTCTCATCCGCAGGGTATGGGATTCCTGCAATATGACCCTGCCGATATGACGGAGGGTGAAGCGGCTGCTATTTTGGATGATATGAGATCAAAAGGCGCTATGCTGTACTTTGACTATCTGAAAGGCAGAGTTATGAAAGTGTCATTGGATTCTGACGACGAGATTGATGAACGGCTGTACGACCGCGACAACGGCGTTGGTGCTGCGCAGAGAGCGATTAACTCGATCACGAAAAGCTGATCTAAGGAGATATCTACATGCAATACAAAACTGCCCTATTTTGCGAGTTCGACAAGTACGCCGCAACGAGTTACGCCGCCATTCACGGCGTCGATCCGGTTCTGAATATTGGTGACATCACCAAGGCGGACGAAAAGGTTGTCCCTGATTTTAACACCATGTTCGGCGGTTCACCTTGTCAGGATTTTTCTATCGCGGGCAAGCAGGGGGGGGCTGCGTGGACTTGTAAAAACTGCGGTCACACCTATAACCCGTTAGAAGCGCATTACGCACAGCGCGACAAATGCCCGAAGTGCGGCTCAACGAAGATCGAGAAAACCCGCTCTTCTCTCTTGGTAGAATGGCTCCGCTTTTTGCGCGAGAAAAAGCCGCGTTTCGCAATCTATGAGAACGTCAAGAATATCACCGGCGCACGCTTCCGCGACACCTTCGATATGTTCGTCAAGGAACTGGAAGAGTACGGCTACAACGTCTATTGGCAGGTTCTCAACGCGAAGAACTATGGCATCCCGCAGAACCGCGAGCGCGTCTACTGCGTCATTGTCCGAAGCGATCTGGACAACGGCAAGTTCAAATTCCCCGATCCCGTTCCGCTCAAAGTCGCTTTGGGCGATTTGCTGGAGGACGACGTTGACGAGAAATACTATCTCTCCGACGAAAAGGTCGCCGAGATGATTTCATCTGACAGCTTCGCCCCCCCCACCGCTCCGTAACATCAGCCACACCGTCCGTTCGGGAGGGCGCGGTTCAATCGACCGCCACACTTGGGACTTGCTCTCCGTCGAAGGCGGGCGCAAGACTCAGCAACAAGGGCGAGCGGTTTGAAGGATATTCGGATGTATCCTTGGCTCTCCTTGCGAGAGATTATAAGGGGTTTGGAAATCAGCAGATGACAGGAGTGATTGAGACGGATGGAATACCACAGTCAGATCTTCCCAGCCGCAATACGCGGCAGATACGATGATGGGGGGGGTATTATCCAACGGCTCGAATTGCGCCGAGACGATTTTACCAACACCCTGACAGGCGTGCAGAAGGACAATGTTCTGGTGAGCTTTTGTGAACTGGATGACACAGAGAGGGGATCTATGGAAAGCATTGCAAAGCGCACAGGTTTTCGCGTGCGCAAATTGACGCAGCGTGAGTGCTGGCGTTTGATGGGCTTCTTCGATGATCAGTTTGACAGAGCGAGGAACGCTATGAACGATAAGATTTACCACGGCAAGGACAAATGCGGCAGTCAGCTCTACAAGCAGGCCGGTAACAGCATTGTTGTCGATGTTCTTGAGCAGATCATGGCGAATCTCTACGATGCGATGCCGTATTTGTTCGAAGACATGACGGTCGGTTCATTTTTCTCCGGTATCGGAGCGTTTGAGGCCGCGCTGACGCGGCTTGATCCGACGAATGGCAGAAAAATGACCGGAGAGTTGGCGGACGTCGCCGAGCTTCGTCAGATCGGGTACATCAACAACTACAACGGCGACGCAAACCGCATCTACGACAGTTCTGGAATCTCCCGCGCGCTCAAGGCAGAGGCAGGCGGGGGGGGGTGCGAAGACCGGATGGTACAGTGTCCCGCAAAAGGAGTGATGGCGTATTGAGACGGTAAAGATCAAGCAGGCCACCAAGCAAGGATTTATCGAGTGTGTCGTGGGGGCTGTCGACCTGTCCTATCCCAACAGTAAAACGCGGCGCGGCAGAGTGCAGGGCGGCGGAATGATATGCCCGACGATCACTGCGCAAGAAACCGGAGTTTGTATCATTGAAAGGAGCGAACGAATTGAGCATCCCTCTCAAAAATCGACGTGAAGCATTTAATGCGGTGAAGCCTGCGCGCATAAACCGCAAAAACAACATCCTCGCGGTGATGAAAAACGGCGATCCAAATGGCATGACCGCCGAGGAGATTACCGACGTTCTGTGTAAAAACGGAACGATCCCATCCACCGATCGAAACTATGTCAAGCCCCGCCTAACCGAAATGCGCGACGACGGCATTGTTAAGGCTGTTGGTCGTCGGCGCAGCCCGACAACGATGCGCAATACGACGGTTTGGAAAGCGGTCGGAGCATGATGCCGACATACACTTGCTTGGACTGCGGAGAGCTGTTCGACGATCCGCAAACCATCGTAGAGCGTCACGGGTTTCACTCGCCTCCTTACGAGACATCGACATGCTGCCCGTTTTGTGGCGGAGCCTATGTGAGAACGATCGTGTGCGACGGCTGCGGCGAAGCGATTAAGGGCGATTACGTCCAAATCGAACACGACAGGAAACGCTATTGCGACGCCTGCTTTGTACTGCGGGCGCTTGATGATTGATAGCGCGCCAATAATTTATATCAGGAGGCTTATATATGGCAAATGAGAAGAAAGAGCTTGCCGTCGAGGAAATGAGCATTTATCAGAAGCTCGCCGGCATCCGCAAGATGGTTGAAGTCATCCGAAAAAACAAGGCAGGCTACAACTATAAGTACGTCTCTGAGGACGAGATCCTCGCCAAGGTAACGGCGGGCATGGACAAGTACCATGTCCTTCTCTACCCCGGAATCGTCCCGCAAACGATGCAGGTCACGCCCTACAGCTATACGAAGGTCAAGGGCGTTAAGGGCGGCGGAACCGTGGAGGAGAAGGTCAACGAGATCCTTGTCAATTCCGACATGACCTTTACTTGGGTCAACCTCGACAACGCCACTGACACGCTGGAGGTGCCTTGGACGTTGGTTGGTCAGCAGAGCGACGCTTCGCAGGCAGTCGGCTCCGGTCTGAGCTATCTCAACCGCTACTTTCTACTCAAATTCTTTCAGGTCGCGACGCCAGACGACGATCCGGACAACTGGCGCTCCAAGAAGCAGGAGGCGGCGCAGCAGGAGGAGCAGAAGCTCGTTGACGGCATGATCGACGAAATCGGAGCGGTTGTCTCCAATTATCTCAAGAACATCACGGACGAGGCAGAGTCGAAGAAGGCGCGCGCTGATCTCGCCGAGGTCATTCGCAAGTACGTCAAGGACGGCAAGGGTAAGCCCAGCGGCGATTATCGCAATCTGAAGGATATGAAGACTGCGACCGACCTCTTTGAGGCCATCAAAAAATTCATCGGAGGTAACGAGGAATGAACAGAATCATCATCAAAGGCAGGCTTGTACGCGATCCGGAGCTGCGTCGCACTGAGAGCGGCACGGCCGTTTGCAACGCAAGCGTGGCGGTGGATCGTCCGTATGCGAAGGACGAGGCGGACTTCATCGACTGCGTGTTCTGGCAGCAGACCGCTGAGTTCGTAAGCAAGTATTTTATCAAGGGGCGCGAAATCCTCATCGAGGGCGTCCTTCAGAGCCGCAAATGGAAGGACAAGGACGGCAACAACCGCATCGCGTGGGAGGTCAAGGCGGATCGCGTGGAGTTCTGCGGCGGCAGGAATGACGCCGGAGCGTCCGACGACGAGGAGGAAGAGGCTCCCAAGCCCGCCAAGAAGTCGTCCAAGTCGAGTGTGAAGTCCAAGAAGAAAGAAGAGCCTGCCAAGGACGACGGCGAAGATGGCGAAGAAGATCTCCCCTTCTAAGGAGGTCTTATGCGATACGATCTTTTGATTGATCAGATGGAGTGGAGCTATTCTCGCATCACCCTGTTTGAGGATTGCCCCTACTGTTGGATGCAGAAGTACATCTACAACGTCGATACGCAATCGAAGTTCTTTGCGCAGTATGGAAAATTTATGCACGACATCTTACGTCGGTACTTTTCCGGCGAACTTGCGCGAAATGAGCTGGTGGCGTATTACCTGATGCACTTTCGCGATGAAGTAACGGGGAGGCCGCCGAGCCAGAAGATCTACGACGCATATTTCGAGCAGGGACGGCAGTACCTCAAAGTGCTGTCGTTCCCAGAGCGAAAGATCCTCAAGGTCGAGCAGGAGATGCACTTTGAGTTTGCCGCTCATCCATTTGTCGGCTTCCTCGATCTGCTGTCTGAAGATAGCGTCGGAACGCTCTATCTGACCGACCACAAATCCCGCGCGCTGAAACCGCGCAGCAATCGTGCAAAGCCTACTGCGTCGGATTTGGAGCTGGATCAATACCTGCGGCAGCTCTACCTCTATGCGCACGCAGTCCACCAGCTTTACGGACGTTACCCGGATTATCTGGAGTTCAACTGCTTCCGAAATGGCGTATGGATTACGGAACCGTTCAAAAAAGAGCGGTTGCAGGAGGTTGAGGCGTGGGCGGCAAGCAGAATCGACGAGATCACACGGACGGACGAGTGGCTGCCGGCTCTTGATTTCTGGTACTGCAAGCACCTGTGTGATACGAGCGCCGAGTGCGAATATGAAGAGCTGCTTTGATTAAAGGAGGTGGTCGCCTTGCAGATTGACAGAGACGCGATCATGCAGGCGAAGGAAAAACTCGGCGACGAAAATGCCCGCCTGATCGTGGAGGAGCTGGACATTCAGGACTACGACGAGCGCGACATGAAGTGCTGCTGCCCGTTCCATCAAGAGGATCATCCGTCGTTTATCTACAACAAGAAGGGGTACAACTTCCGATGCTTCGGCGCGTGCCAAAGAAGCTACGATCTGCTGGACGTGCTGATGTATAAGGGCGCAACGTACGCCGAGGCGTGCCGCAGGCTCTTTGAACGGGCGGAAATGCCGTATTCTTTTGGCGAGCTTGGTGTGAAGACACGTCGGCAGTATCGCTATCCGAAAGAGGTTGTCTGCGATGACAAGTCAAAGGTCTATGAGTATTTCAAGCTACGGAAAATCAGCCCGAAAACGCTGGACTACTGTGACGTGCGGCAAGACGAGAAGGGGAACATCGTCTGGAACTACTACGATACCAACGACGTCCTCACGATGGTCAAATACAGGCCGTCCAGAAAAGTTGAGCACGGCGAAAACAAATGCTGGTGTCAGAAGGATGCAGACACGACGCCGTTGCTGTGGAACATGAACCGTATCAACACGACCGTGCCTCTCCTTATCTGCGAGGGCGAGCCGGACTGCCTTTCGGCAATCGAGGCTGGCTTCACCAACGCGGTTTCCGTCCCGCTCGGAAGCGGCAACTTCCACTGGATCGAGGAAAATTGGGACTGGCTGGAGCAGTTTGACTCCATCATTGTCTGTTCCGACAACGACGAGGCCGGCCTGAAGATGCAGAAAGAGTGCATATATCGTCTTGGAAGCTGGCGCACAAAGGTCGTCGAGGTTCCTCGGTGGTATGTCTCGCCGAAGGGCAAGAAAACGCCAATCAAAGACCTGAACGAGGTTCTGTATTACTTCGGCAAGGAGGAAGTCCTCCGTATCATTCTGGACGCCAAGGACTCCCCTGTTCCCGGCGTCGTTGACTTTGCCGACATCGAAGACCTTGATCTTGACGCGATGGATGGCATCAAGACGGGGCTTCCGGAGCTTGACCGCTATCTCATGCGGCTGTTTTACGGCACGCTGAACATCGTGACGGGAATCAACGGCAGTGGTAAGTCATCCTTTCTCAATCAGGTCATTTGCCGATGTCTCGATCGCGGCGAAAACGCCTACTTGTTTTCCGGAGAGTTGCCAAACTTTCAGGCAAAGAACTGGATCAACTACATTTTCGCCGGTCAGCGCAATGTCGAGCAGAAGGATTTTGACGGTTCGCCGTACTACAAAATCAAGCCGGAGGCCAAGCGCGCAATCAGCGAATACTATCGCGGCAAGCTATTCATCCGTAAGGATGGTGAGTCAAACAAGAAAACGGATATCCTTCAGTCGATGGAGGATTCTGTGCGAAAGTACGGCGTCAAGCTGCTGATCCTCGACAACATGACAGCTATGAACCTTGAAAGCAACGATGACAACAAGTACGACAAGCAGGCGGAGCTTGTGATGGATCTCATTGCTTTTGCGGTAAAGTTCAACGTCGTTGTAATCCTCGTTGTGCATCCGCACAAGATCGAGGCGATGCGTCGTCTGAGCAAGATGGACGTGCAGGGTATCTCTGCGATCATCGACCTCGCGCACCGTATCATCTCACTCTACCGTGTGCAAGAGCGCGACCGGATGGCGTCGAAGCCGCTCAAGGGCGACGTTGTGATCGACATTCTCAAAGACCGTCTGAACGGATACGAGGGACGCAGTATCGAAGTGTTCTACGATCGCCCGTCCAAGCGCTTCTTCTCCACCGAAGAGGAGCTGGACTATCAGTACGGGTGGGACAAGACGAAGTACACGACTTCCCTCCCCTATCCGCCGCCGCAACTCACCGAGCAGGGCGACGAGGATGAGGTTTTCGGAAGAACCGGATAGGTGTGTCAACAACTTATTACGCTCCAAGAAAGAGCGCCGTATCTTTTGCACGGGCATGTCTCTTGAGGAGCCAACGAAAGAAGGTTTTCAATGAACAACAACTACACCACGCTTCATCTGCACAGCGAGCTTTCGCTTCTTGACAGCGCGACAAAGTTTCAGGACTATATCGCGCACGCCGTTGGGCTTGGGCAAAAAGCGATTGCGTTCACGGAGCACGGAAATGTTTACCAATGGGTTGCAAAAAAACTCGCCTGCGACAAGGCCGGTATTAAGTACATTCATGGTGTTGAGGTCTATCTGACGGAAAAGCTCATCTGGAAAGATCCTCACACCGGTGAATCGTCCAAGCTCCGCGACAATTTTCATACGATTCTCCTTGCAAAGAATATGGATGGGCTGCGCGAGATCAACGAGCTGGTCAGCCGCTCAAGCACGGAAGACCACTTCTACTACAAGCCGCGCATTACGTTTGATGAGTTCTTCAAAATCTCCGACAACGTGATCAAGATGAGCGCCTGTCTTGCCTCGCCCCTCAATCGCCTTTCCATTACGCACCCGATTTATGAACGGTTGGTAAAACACTACGACTATCTCGAAATCCAACCGCACAACCATCCCGACCAGATCGCGTTCAACCGTCACCTTGCGGAGATGTCGCAGAAATACGGCATCCCGCTGGTGGCAACCACCGATACACACAGCCTTGATAAGTACAAGGCGGAGTGCCGCACGATGATGCAGCTCGCCAAGCACATCGAGTTTGCGGATGAGGACACGTTTGACCTTACCTACAAGAGCTACGACGAGCTGTGCAAGATGTTCCGCGCGCAGGATGCCATACCGGAAAAGCTCTGGGCTGAGGCGATCGAGAACACAAACGTCATCGCGGACTCCGTGGAAGCGTTCGACCTCGACAAGAGCTTCAAGTACCCGATTTTGTACGGCGAACGCGATCGCAGCGTTTTGATGGAGCGCATCGAACAGGGCTTGCGGGAAAAGCTCTCTTCCTGCGCGGTGACTAAGGAGCAGGAAGCGCCTTTCTGCGCGGCGATTCAGGACGAAATGCACGTCTTCGACAAGATCGAGATGTCTGGATTCATGCTCTTTATGAGCGAGCTTGCGACGTGGTGCAAGACGCACGACATTCCGCTCGGCTTTAATCGTGGTTCGTGCGGCGGTTCTCGTGTGGCGTTTCTGACCGACACGACCGACCTCAATCCCGAAACGTGGAAAACGGTCTTTAGCCGATTTGCAAACGAAGACCGCAAGGAGATCGGCGACATCGACATCGACGTCTCGCCGTCTGACCGCGACAAGGTGTATGAGTACATCATCAACCGCTTCGGGCAGGAGAAAACGGCGTACATCCTCGCCATCGGCACGATCAAGTCCAAGGGCGCGATCGACGAGATTTGTCGCGGATTGAGCGTCCGGTGGGACAACGAGCATCTGCATCCTGTTAAAGAGCTACGCTCTATTATCTCTGCTCTGAAAGATAACGGCGTTGATGTTTCGTTTGGTGATGCCAGATGTCCCGGTGCTTACTACTTTGATAGAAAGACACGAGAACTGATCTTTCCAGAGAAGATGAGTGGAACGCCGCATGATGAACTCGTAAAAGCGTTGTCGAAAGAGCTTGAACGCCTGAAAAAAGAGAACGACGCCATTTCCGCGAAAAATCCGTGGATCGGCAAGATCTCCACGCAGATCAAGGATGAGTTCGAGGCGAACGAGGAAAAGACGCGCGAGAAGTATCCCGAAGTCTTCTACTACTACGACGGTCTTCTTGACGTTGCGATCTCGCAGTCCATGCACCCAGCCGGCATCGTCGCAAGCCCGATCACGCTGCGCGACAACTATGGCACGTTCCTCTCGGATGGCAAGGAGATCCTGCAAATCGACATGGATTGCGTCCACGACGCGGGGCTTGTCAAATACGACATCCTCGGACTCAAAAACGTCGAGATCATCAAGGATGCCTACAAGCTCATCGGGACGCCGTACCCGAAATCGCATGAAATCAACTGGAACGATGAGGCTGTCTGGAAGGATATGCTCCGCTCCCCCGTTGGGATCTTCCAGTTTGAGGGAGACTTCGCGTTCTCCATGCTCAAGCAGTACGAGCCGCACTCGATCTTCGATATGAGCCTCATCACGGCGGCGCTGCGTCCGTCTGGCGCGTCGTACCGCGACGACCTGATGAAGCACAAGCCGCACAAGAATCCGTCAGCGATCATCGACGAGCTACTTGCCGACAACTATGGCTATCTCGTCTATCAGGAGGACGTCATCAAATTCCTACAGCAAATCTGTGGTTATTCCGGCAGCGCGGCGGACAATACGCGGCGCATGATAGCGAGGAAGAAACCGGAGGAGTTGGCAAAAGCGCTTCCTGATATTTTAGACGGTTACTGTAAAATGTCGCCGCAGCCGCGCGAGGTCGCTGAGCAGGAGGCCAAGGAGTTTGTGCAGATCATCTCCGATGCGTCGAGCTACATGTTCGGGTTAATGATTAGCCCATTCTTTGTGAACCATATTGCTCATGGGTGTGCGTCTCACGTTCAGTAAACGCAGGAAATGGCGTTGAAGAGATGCGCTAACAGGGAAACCCTATCCAGAAATGGAGGGCAATCCTGTGCTAAGCGGATTGGAGAATGATATGTGGAAGCAAATCGTTGGATATGAAGGATATTACGAGGTAAGCGACGCCGGAGAAGTGAGAAGCGTTGACCGCTTCGTCACAAGCTCCAACGGAGTAACGCGCTTTTTGAATGGTGCTCCGATGAAGCTCACGAAAAGCGTTGGGAAAAACCGCAAAGACGGCTACTTTGTGGTAAATCTGAGGAAAAATCATACTTCGTGGGTAGTTCCTGTTCATATCCTCGTGGCGACCGCGTTCATTCCAAATCCAGACAATCTTCCGACCGTCAACCATAAAGACGGCAACAAACGCAACAATAGGTCAAGCAATCTTGAGTGGGCGTCATACGGCGAAAACAACGAACACGCCCTTGTTCACGGTCTGCGCTCTCCGCGCGGAAATGCGATTGACCAGTTTACACTTGACGGCGAATACATAGCATCGTATCGCTCCTCGATGGAAGCAGAACGGGCGACTGGATGCTCGCATGGCGCGATTTCGCATTGTCTCAACGGAAGAACAAAGCAAGCGTTTGGATTTGTCTGGAAGAAACAATCTGAAAGTCAAACGACTATCCCAACAGGGAGTACACGGGAGGATGAGCTGCCCGTGGAAGCGCAAAGACCGCTCATTTGAGCGGAAGATATAGTCTGCCCCGCCAGTAATGGCGGACTACGCGATAATCATTCGATCGGTTACTGCATGATCGGCTATCTCTGCGCCTACCTCCGCTACTACCATCCGTACGAGTTCATTACGGCCTATCTCAACAACGCCAATGGAGAAGAGGATGTTAAAAGCGGCAATGAGCTCGCTGCCGTCTATGGCATCAAGATCGTCCCGCCGCGATTCGGCAAATCAAAGGACAAGTACCTGTTCGACAAGGATGACAATATTATTTCCAAAGGCATTGCGTCGGTTAAGTACCTCAATGCCGCCGTCGCCAATCAGCTTTACGAACTGTCCCATGGACGGAAGATTGACTCTTTTATGGAGTTGCTGCGGATTATGGATGCTGAAACACAGCTTGATACGCGACAACGCGGTATTCTCATCTGTCTCGACTATTTTTCCGCATACGGTAATGCGCGCGAACTGCTGCGCATGGTCGAGCTGTTTGAGTTTTTCAAATGCGGAACCGCAAAAAAGGTTGCCAAAGAGAAGCTCAACGCCGAGCTTGCACAGATCGTTTCCCGTCATGCCACCGACGTCTCAAAAAATGGCGAAGCGGCTAAGTCTTACACGATCACCGATATGGACGGCCTGCTTGCCGAGCTGGAAGAAACGGTCAAAGGGCTTCACTTGGAGGATTTTGACTTCAAGAGCAAGATGCAGGATCAGCTCGAAAACCTCGGTTATGTCGATCTGACGACCGGCGACGAAAAAGACCGCAGAAAGCTCATCATTATGGACGTCTACCCGCTTCGCAGCAAGAAGGACAATTCGATTTGGGGGTACGCGATCCAGACAAGATCCATCGGAAGCGGAAAAACTGCACGCCTGACGCTCCGTGCGTCAAACTTCAAAAAACAACCGCTCAAAAAACTAGACGTAATCGCCGCCAAGTCGGTTGAGAAAAACAAAGCGGGGTTCTGGTATCTCAACGACTATGATCTCGTCATTTAAGGAGGAAGCAAAAGCACCATGAAAACCAGAGAAAGGTATTTGCGCGCCATCGTAAATGCTACATGTGTATTCTCCCTATTCTTTTGCATACTTTTCGTCATTATTGCCAGTGTGTATTACGCTAAGGCAACCCGCCTAAGCGACGAGCTTAGTCTCATACAGGGCGAATACGAAGTGATGCAAAAGAATAACGCAATTCTTGCCGACTTGCTTTATGAGTTGCAGGACAAATTGGATACTTCCGCAGTCAACGATGTTGGAGAAAGCGTCTACCCAAGTCTTGAAGAGTGGGGATACGACTTTGATTACGTCGTGCGCGTTGTCGGTGCCGAGGCTCGCGGCGAGCCGTATGAAGGAATCATGGCGGTTGCTCAGTGCATCCGAACAACCGCAGAGCGTACCGGTCAGACGCCGGAGCAGGTCGTCAAAGTTTCCGGTCAGTATGCTTCTCCCGTTTCAAAGGATTGCACCGACAACATGGAGACCGTCAACGAGGTTTGTTTGCTGGTTTTCGGTCAGGGAGAGAGCGCAGTTGCCGACACGATCGAGTATTTCTGTTCGGTCGGAACAAGCTCTCGCTTTCATAACAGTCTACGCTACGTCTGCACAATCGGCAATCACAATTTCTATGCTTCCAATTAGCTCGACAATAATTTATACAGGAGGTATCTATGAGAATCATCAAGCCAAAATTTGAAATCATGTCGGATATTGACGGCATGGAAATTCTCAGGCAGATCGAGAGGGTCGGCAGAACGTGTTACAAGTCTGAGGACAGGATAACGGACGATTCCTGCATTCGCTTCGTCAAAGACATCTTGACGCGCGGCCACGAGGCAGTCATTGAGCATTTCAACGTTACCGTCCGCCTCACAAACGATCGCGGCGTTTCGCATGAGGAAGTCCGCCACCGGATCGCGAGCTACGCGCAGGAGAGCACGCGCTACTGCAACTACGGCAAGGAAAAGTTCGGCGGCGGCATCACCTACATCGACATTATGGGCGGCATGAGACTCGATCCCAAGATGCGCGAGTCAAAGCTGACCGAAGAACTGTTTGATGCAATCTATGAGGAGTGGTGGGATGCGTGCCGCGACGCCGAGCGCCATTACCTCCGCATGTTGGAGCTTGGCGCGTCGCCGCAAATCGCGCGTTCTGTTCTGAACAACTCCACGAAGACGGAAATCTGCATCACCATGAATATCCGCGAGTGGCGGCACTTCTTCAAGCTCCGCACCGGAAAGGCGGCTCACCCGCAGATGCGCGAGATTGCCATTCTGCTCCTCATGGCGTTCAAGAAGCAGATCCCCGTTCTGTTCGACGACATCGAGGTCGATGAGGAGACCATTGACTGCCTGCGAAAGGAGTACGTTGTATGAAAATCGTCTGCATCAGCGCAAAGGCGCAACACGGAAAGGACACGACTGCCGGATTCCTCAAGGAGGTTTTAGAGGCGCAGGGCAAGAAGGTGCTGATCGCGCATTTCGGCGACGCTGTGAAATTTGTCGCCGAAAAGTATTTCGGCTGGAACGGCAAGAAAGATGAGGCAGGCCGCACGCTGCTTCAGTACGTCGGTACGGAGCGCGTTCGCGCACAATCGCCGGATTTCTGGGTGAATTTCGTCGTTTCGATGCTCACCTTCTTCAACGGCGAGTGGGATTATGTGCTGATCCCTGACTGCCGTTTTCCCAACGAGTATGAAATTTTCAAGGACTACGGGTTTGAAGCCACGCTGATCCGCGTGGAACGTCCTGGGTTTGACAATGGGCTTACTCCTGATCAAAAAGCGCATGCTTCCGAAACCGCGCTTGACGGCTATCCTTTCGATGCCGTTATTACAAACGGCGGCACACTCGATCAGCTCAAGCACGCAATCGAGTACGCTGTCTATGCGGAGGGCATTGTATGAAATCTTTGACAATTTTCACTGATCTTGATGATGTCCTATGGGATCTGTGCGGGCTATGGATTGCGGAGCTGAACCGCTGTTACGGAACACATGTCATGCCGCGCGATGTTACCGATTGGGAGATCGCGAAGTTCTTCCCCGGTCTTACGTCTGATCAGGTCTTTGCCCCCTTGCACAATGACAACATCTGGCAGCGGATTCTTCCGATTGCAAACTCGGCGACATACATTCAGCGTCTCATGCTGGATGGTCACAAAGTCCGCGTCCTTACTGCAACGCATCCGGCAACTGTTCCGGCAAAAATCAAGCGTTTTCTGGAACTGTTTCCGATGTTCAAGTGGGAGGATGTCATCATTGCGAGTGACAAGGGGATCGTGTATGGGGACGTTATGATCGACGACGGCACGCACAACCTTGTGGCGGCTATTCCTAACGTACCGCATCTCTTTCTGTTTGATCGCCCGCACAACCGCGACTATGACGAACACCGCGCCGGCTTGATCCGCGTTCGGACGTGGGAGGAGCTTTACGGCAAAATCACACGGCTTGCGGAGGCGCTGGCATGATTCATGCGGAAATCAATGACGACGGTTACATCCCGCAATTAGAGGCAACCGGCGACTCGCTGCATATTGCTGCTGAGTTCGCCGCCCTCGCTTGCAACATGTATGCAATACTGAGCAAATCCGATGCGGATATCGCAGAAGTGTTCAAAGCAGCGCTTCAAGTCCTTTTGAAAGATGGCGGCGCAGCTTGGGATGTGCGCAATTCAAAAAATATCGGCAGAGGCGGATGTGTCATAGCAAAAGCCATGCCGCAAGAAAAGGAGGGATAGGATATGATCACGCTTTTTTCGACCAACTGCCCGAAATGCAAGATGCTTGAGATGAAAATGACGCAGATGGGTGTCTCGTTCGAGGTCAACACGGATGTCGACGAGATGCTGGCGCTTGGTCTGAGCTCGTCGCCGGCACTTCGCCTTGACGATGGCACGCTGCTTGATTTCGTCGCGGCGAACAACTGGTTGAATAATTTGAAGTAGGAGGGCGGGCATGAACATTGAGCTGAAACTTTCCAAGGACTTTGAACGGTGCTTGGAAGACCTGAAAAAGAAATATGGCGAGGATTTTGAATATCTAAACGGCATCCATCCGAGCCAGTTGGATTTTTCGGAGTTCATCGAAAATTTCGTCGACAAGGATACGCTTGCCGACGCGAGCATTGATCCGAACGCAAATGCAAATCACAAGGACATTCGCAGTTTCATGACGGAAAAAGGGAAGAGCGAAGATAAGTTATTCGGCCTCAATAAGATTTTCTACGAGACCAAGAAGCGCTGGGGCTTGCGTACGGCAAAGGAATGGCTGGAGCAAGAGTTTTCCAAAGGTTTCTATCTCAACGACAGCGCAACAGCAAGTTACTTCCCGTATTGTTGGGCTAACGATTTCACACGACTCGCCGAGGAAGGGCTGTTCTTCCTCAACGGTCAGTTCGAGGACGTAAACGGAGAGATCGTGTTCACCAAAAAGCGCTACAACAATCAGGCACCGAAGCACCTTACAACCTATTTTGACGATGTGATCGAGTTCGTGTCGTTCCTTTCCAACCGCCAGAGCGGAGCCGTTGGTATGCCGAATGTTCTGGTTTGGGCATGGTACTTCTGGAAGAAAGACGTTGAGGACGGATACTACATGAAAGATCCGGACTACTATCTTCGTCAGCAGTTCCAAAAGCTGATCTACCGTTTGAACCAGCCGTTTCTGCGCGTGGATCAGAGTTCATTTACCAACATTTCTATCTTCGACCATCCGTACATGGAGTCCCTGTTCGGCGGCGTGGTCTTCCCTGACGGTACGTTTGCCATCGACCACATTGATGAACTGGTGGAATGTCAGAAGGTGTTTATGGAGGTCGTCAGCGAAATTCGCGTTGTAAATATGTTCACCTATCCGGTGCTCACATATTCATTGCTCAAGAAACCGCTTACGCCGGAGAAAGTCGCCGAAATGATCAAGACACGCGAATGGGACGTGTTTGTTGACGTGCCGTTTGCGCGTTGGTGCTCTGATCACAACATTGACTGGTCTGACAGCAATTTCTTCTGTAGTGATAATGTCGGCGTGCTTTCCAACTGCTGCCGTCTCCTCAGCGACACCAAAAAGCTCGACGCCTTCATCAACAGCATCGGCGGTACGGCGCTATCCGTCGGCTCCTGCCGTGTCAGCACCATCAACCTTGTCCGAATTGCCTACGAGAGCAATTTCGATCAGGCAGAATACATCAAGATTCTGAAAAAGCGTGTTCTCCTCGACTGCAAGGCGCTTACTTCCATGCGCCACATCATCAAGCGCAACATCGAAAAGGGTTTGCTGCCGAACTATCAGGATGGCGCAGTTGAGCTGGACAAACAGTTCTGCACGATCGGCGGCATCGGGATGTATGAGGTTATGGATCTTTTCGGACTGATTGACACGGATGAGGTCGGGAACAAAAGCTATTCCGATGAGGCTGTCAGGTTTGCCACCAAGATCCTTGATACGATAAACAAAGTAAAGGACAGTTTCGACTGCGATTTTTCGTTCAATGTGGAGATGATTCCGGCTGAAAATTGCGCAGGTGTCATTTGTCAGGCTGACAACCTCCTCTATGAGCAGGACAAGTATTTCATCTACTCTAATCAGTGGATTCCGCTGATGGAGAAATGCACCATTCAGGAGAAGTGCAGGCTTGGCAGTCTGTTTGACGCCAAGTGTGGCGGCGGCTGCATTGCACACATCAACATCGAAAACCGTTTCCCTGATAAAGAATCCGCATGGGATATGCTCAACTATGTCGCGGCAATGGGCGTTATATACTTCGCTTTCACAACGAAGATTTCTGTCTGCGAGGATAAGCACGCCTTTATCGGTACGGCGACATGCCCCAACTGTGGCAAGCCCGTTGCCGACACCTACGCTCGCGTCGTCGGCTTTTATGTCCCCGTCAGCAGCTACCAGAAAATTCGCAAGCGTGAGTTCGACAGACGCCGTTGGTTTAACGTGCTCCAGAAGGACGGGATGATGTAATGAAGCTGCGTGGTTTTGTTGCAGAGGACTTCTGTAATTATAAGCGCCCGTCCATGTTCATCGCAAGCGCTGTTTGTGACTGGAAGTGCTGCACGGAAGCCGGACACAGTGTTGCGCTGTGCCAGAATAGTCCGCTCATGCAGTCGCCAATCCGCGACATATCGGACGAAACGCTTGTGAAGATGTATCTGTCCAACCCAATCACAACGGCTATCGTCGTCGGTGGTTTGGAGCCAATGCTTCAATTCGACGAGCTATATCATCTTCTCTCCTTGCTTCGTGCGGACGACGCGGAAAGTCCGTTTGTCATCTACACAGGCTATTATCCCGAAGAAATCAAAGACAAGCTCGATGCTTTGCGTGGTAAGCATGTCATTGTGAAGTTTGGGCGCTATATCCCGAACCGTCCAACACGATACGACGATTTACTTGGCGTTACGCTTGCATCTGACAATCAATTTGCGCGTGCTCTATAACAGGAAAGCGGCGGCGAATAAACGCCGCCGCTCCGAGCACGGATTTTGAGCGAAGATTTTCAAAAGATTCACATTTCAGAAAGGAAACACGAAAATGGGATTTGCAACGATTGAAACAACTTACAAGCATTACAACGACGCCGGCGATGTCGATTCGTCGAGTCACAGCATCATGACATACCCAGACGATCAGCCGGACGAGACCATCCGCATCCGCTATTTCTCCGACAAAATTCCCAAGCTCTGTTACGTCGGCGGAAAGTCCGACTGGATTGACCTCGCTGCAGCGGAGGACGTAACCATGAAGGCCGGAGAATCTAAGCTGATCCCACTCGGCGTCGCCATGCAGCTTCCCGAAGGATACGAAGCTATCGTCGCGCCGCGCTCCTCCACCTACAAGAATTTCGGCGTCAGACAGGCAAACAGCATCGGCGTTATCGACGAGAAATACTGCGGCGACAACGACCAGTGGCGCTTCCCCGCCGTCGCGGATCGCGACACGGAGATCCACGCGGGCGACCGTATCTGCCAGTTCCGCATCATCGAGCACCAGCCGACGCTGGCTTTTGAGGAGGTCGAATCTCTCGGCAACAGCGATCGCGGCGGCTTTGGCTCGACTGGAACGAGGTGATAGATGTGACAGTCTTTGAATATCTCCAAACGCTTCCGCAAGACCTCTTTGAAGCGACGCTTATGGGCTTGATGGGTGTTCCGATGGACGAAAAGCAGGAGGCGGCCTTCCATGAGTGGATGAACAAACCGGCGTCCGACTTTTTCCCGAACACCGAAGAAGTAAGCGCGATGGATGCGAACACCATTCTCATTGAGATTGGAAAAACCATCAAAAAGATGAACGATGCGGAAAAGGAGGAGCTGCGTCGCGCTCTTCTTGGCTACTGTGAGACCTGCGACCGTATCAACCAGCGCCTCGCTGACGAACAAAAGGCGGTGAGCGACGGATGATCACGCCAAACGCCGTTGTATTCGGCGATTGCCTTGAGGTGATGAAGGATGTCGCTTCTGAGAGTGTCGACATGATCCTCTGCGACTTGCCGTACGGACTGAGCCGCAACAAATGGGATGTCGTGATTGACCCGACTCTTCTTTGGGCGCAGTACGAGCGCATCATCAAGCCGAACGGCGCAATTCTTCTCTTCGGTCAGGACAAATTTACGGCGCGCATGATGCTCTCTAACGAAAAGCTCCATCGGTACAATATCATCTGGGATAAGGTGCTCAAAAGCGGTTTTCTCAACGCCAAGAAAATGCCGCTACGCGAGCATGAAGACATCATGGTGTTCTACGCGAATCCTCCAGTCTACAATCCGCAGATGGAGCTTGGAGAGAAAAATCACAGCAAAGGCAGCGCGGTCGGCAAACAGGCGGCAGACATCCATTCCAATCGCAGTTACGGCAATTACAAGCTGGTCGAAACGTCCGACAGCAATCTCAAATATCCGGCGTCGATCTGGCGCTTTCCCAAGCCGCATCCGTCTGTGGCGCTCCACGGCACGGAAAAGCCTGTGGAGCTGCTGAGATATGCCATTCGTACCTATACAAATGAGAGAGATGTGGTTCTTGACAACTGCTGCGGTACAGGATCAACGCTCCTCGCCGCGAAAATTGAGAATCGCCGATACATCGGTATCGACAACGGCGTATGCGACAAGAAAAGCAGCCAATACTACGGTTTGCCGTGGGTAGAGGTTGCAGAAGCCAGATTGGAGGCAATCAATGAGCAACATCGTACTGAATCGGCATGATTTGGAGCTGTATCTGCGCGGGGATCTGGATGTTTTTGCGGTTCCTGCGGAACAGATCAAGGATCTTTCATCGGGTGAGCTCGGCGTTTTGGAGTCGCATTATCGTCTCAACGCGATCATATGTAAGGTCAGAGAGCCGAACAATCCGGTAGAGATTAGCGGCGTTCGATATACCTATGATAACGAGATTGTGTGGAATCTCGGCGATGGTGTGTGTGACCACGGCGAGCTGATTCCAAAAATCTTTGAAAAGCAAGTCGTTCTCGAACGAACGCAGTCACAATATCCACGCGCAGCCCGCACCATGCCAGAATACGCGATTCGTCATTTTCTTCGCGTCGAGTCTGTTGTGCAAAAGCCCCTTCGCAGTTTTACGAAGGACGATATTCGCGCGATGCGCCTCGACTATGCCTCTACAGGCGACCAGCAACTCTTGATGAGGGGCTACGAGGATATCAAGGACTATGAAATGCTATATGCGTGGTGGAAAGCACGTTATAAATCTACGTTAAAAGCCTCTGATAATCCGCTCGCGATTATCCTGCGCATTGCATCACCAAGCAATTTCTAAAATCATATAAGCAAGACAAAAATTCACGGATTTTCTCTTGACAACGAGGAAATCCGTGATATACTTTAGTTATAGCTCGACAATAATTTATTTTCAGATGCGCATTGTGTGACTATTACGCAAAGCATGGAGGCGACGGATACATCATGGAATCAAAAGTTTTTGAGATGATCGAAAGAGAACGCAATCGCCAATGCAACACGATTGAGTTGATTGCCAGCGAGAACTTTGTCAGCGAAAACGTTATGAAGGCAGTCGGATCATGCCTGACCAACAAATACTCCGAGGGCTATCCTGAATATCGAAAGACTGGAAACCGTGGAAGGTATTATGGCGGCTGTCAGTACATAGACACGTTGGAGGAATATTGCTGCCAAAAGTGGCGGGAGGTATTCAACACAGATTACCACGTCAACGTTCAGCCGCACAGCGGATCGTCCGCGAATCTTGCGGCGTATATGGCGCTCCTGAATGTCGGCGACACGATCCTTTCCATGCGCCTCAACGATGGCGGACATCTTACGCACGGTTCGCCGGTCAATTTCAGCGGAAGACTGTTCAACGTAAAGTTTTACGGCGTGGATGCTGATGGTTGGATCGACTACGACGATTTATACCGCAAATTGCACGAATATCATCCAAAGTTGGTTCTTGCCGGAGCAAGCGCGTACAGTCGTATTATTGATTTTCGCCGGATTAACAAGATCATTGACAGTTATTATTCATGCTATAGTTATACGACTTTACAGCGTCCGTATTTTATGGTGGATATGTCCCATATTGCTGGTTTGGTCGTTGCTGGTGATCATCCTTCACCGTTTGGACTTGCGGACGTAATTACTACAACCACGCACAAGACTTTGCGTGGCACAAGAGGCGGTCTGATTTTCTGCAAGCCGGAACTTGCCAAGAAGATTGACAGTGCTGTATTTCCGTGTACGCAGGGAGGCGCTTTGCAGCACGTCATCGCCGGGAAAGCGGTCACAGCGGAAGAGGCTTGCACGGATCAGTTCAAATCCTACATTCATCAAGTCGTTCGGAACAGCCGTGCTATGTGCGACGAGTTCATTCGTCTCGGATATGATGTTGTGACCGGAGGAACAGACAACCATCTGTTCCTGATCGACCTCACCAAGACTGGACTGACCGGTAAGGAAGTTCAGGAATGCTTGGATCAGAGCGGTATTTCGGTGAACAAAAACTGTATTCCAAATGAAACCCGTTCGCCGCAGCTCACGTCCGGCATTCGGATTGGCACAGCGGCAATGACAACTAGGGGCTATATGGAGGAAGATTTTGTAATGGTTGCGCGTGAGATCGACCGCATCATCAAGCAAATGAAAAGGAGGAAGGAAAGTGAATCGGATGACGGCAAAACGCACTGACGGAAGATGGCGCTTGCTATGCGAGATGGATGGCGTCCGCCACGCGATCAAAATTCCTTGGGAGGAGAGCGATAATGAGTAAGAAAACCGACAGTCTCGGCGATCGTATGAAACAGTACGAGTCCGTGCCGAAGAACTACCTGACGCGCCGAATCCCCGCCATTATCCGCTTAGACGGCAAAGCATTTCATACTTTCACGCGCGGAATGAAAAAGCCGTTTGACCCCGTTTTGATGGAGGCCATGCAGCTCACGATGAAAACGCTGTGTGAAGAGATTCAGGGCTGTGTGCTCGGATACACACAGTCAGATGAAATTTCACTCATACTGACAGACTATGCGACTATCACAACAGATGCGTGGTTTGGGTACAATGTTCAAAAGATGACCAGCATTGCAGCGTCAATGGCGACGCTTGCGTTCAACGATGCGTATTTTAGAGTCATTACGAGTCCGGAAGCCGTATCAGGTGAAGAGTTCTTCAGATATAAAGATAAGGTTAATTCGGCACTCTTTGACGCACGCGCTTTCTCTGTTCCGCAAAGTGACGTAGCAAACTGCCTGATCTGGCGTCAGCAGGACGCAACGCGCAACAGCATCGAGGCGGTCGGGCAGGCTAATTTCAGTCAGCGCCAGCTTCACGGTAAAAGCTGCAATGAGATTCAGGATATGCTCTTCACCGAAAAGAACATCAACTGGAACGATTTTCCAACTGACTGCAAACGTGGTTCATGTTGTGTCAAGCAATCGCTTAGGCTTGAAATGGATGATCCGCGTCATCCGGGCGAGTTGATTGCCGTTGATCGCCGCATATGGGAGATTGACCATGAAATCCCTATTTTCTCGCAGGATCGTGAGTACATCAATAAGCGCATTTGAGGAGCACAATAATCTATGAAGACGATCATCGCAACACAAAACGAAGATGGCACTTACAAGGTTGTTATCACAAACAAGACCACACGCCGTAAACTACTCGGTCTTGGCAAAGAAGAGGAAATCATCGAAGGAACGATGGAAATGGATCGGGCGGTTATAGAAATAACGCCGCTCGTCCCTGCGGACGAAGCGCCGCGTATCAGCAGAATCGTTGTGTAAGGAGGTTTTCCCGATGAACAGACAACAAAGGCGCTCACTGGAGCACCGCCTGCGCACCACAAAAGACACAGATGCCTTGAGGCGTCTGATCGAAGACGCCGCGCATAACACCGAGAATCCGATCAACGACGGAGACACCGTAAAAATCAACGTGGAGCGAATCAGATCTCGCAAGGAATGGGAACGGTTGCAGTCTGAGTACCGCGATTTTGTCGAACAGAACGCAGACAAGGAGTTTGTAGCGCGGCTTCGCCACAGCAGTGAAGCAGGATACCCCGTCATTTTCGATTTGGACGGCTGTAACTGGTCGTTTTGGGAAGGAGACCTCATCAAAACAGGCGCACAGGAGTAAAGGAGGTTATCATGTTTCGCCTGATTATCGCCGGTGGACGCGATTTCGACAATTACGAAGCGCTTGAAAAAGCAGTGGACTATTTGCTTTCCAACGTCAATGATGAAATCGTCATTGTCTGCGGAAAAGCACGCGGGGCAGATACGCTCGGCGAGCGATACGCCAAGGAGCACAGCTACAAGGTGCATTACTTCCCTGCTGACTGGGATCGTCTCGGTCGACGCGCCGGCATCGTTCGTAATGAGGAGATGGCACAAAATGCCGATGCGCTTGTCGCGTTTTGGGACGGCGTGAGCCGAGGCACGAAAAACATGATCGAAACAGCTCAAAAGTACAAACTGCTTGTCCGCGTAAAGCGTTATCATAAGCGTCCGCAAAAGGAGTGACTACATGACAAAAACCGAAACCTATATCTCTCTGCGCGCAGAAGGTATGTCGCTTACCGGTATTGCCAATCGTTTCGGTATAACCAAGCAGGCCGTGCAAAGCGCGATTCGCAAATATGGCGATCGGCACGTTCTGCCGTCCACCGTAATTTATCCGGGGCTTCGTAAATGGATGACAGAGCATCGCGTATTCTTGACAGATTTGGAACGCATGACCGGTCTCAAGCTGAGATATGCGCTGCACAACGGGCGTATCAATACCGAAAAGGTAGATGCAATTCTCAATGTAACCGGAATGAGCTACGACGAGGCGTTTGGAGGGGAACTAAAATGAATAGCAGCATTTTTCTTCCGCGCCGCATTCGCGTTGGCTTTCAAGCGCGCAATGACACCTATACAAAAAAGCTCGCCTATGTTATCTACTATGACGAGAAGAACAAGATCCGTAAAGAAGCGTCGTGGGAGAGCTGGCGCGACCATGCGATCAAACCTGTCGAGTACGACAATGAACCGACAGAGGGATTTGTCCTGAATAAGAAGGTTGGCGGATATGCCGGCGATTGGGGAGACTTCCGGCAGGCGTATGTTCGCGTTTACGATCCGAGAGGTTTTGAGTTTGAGATTACCGTTCCGAATTTGCTCTACATTTTGGAACATACCAGCTCCATCAAGGGGAAGGGATTGGAGGGTCAATTCGTTTACGGTTGGGACGGCACAGATCTCGTGCTCATTCCTGTCTGTTCGCCGGACTATGCTGCGTTGAGCGAACTCAATTCCAAGCGCTTTGAAAATCATCCTGTCAAAGCAAAAGAGTTGGTTGTCGGCGCGGAGTATCTCACCAAGAGGAATGAACGTTGCATCTATATGGGACGCTTCGACTATTACGACCACGGCTACTATTTTGACGGAAAGTTTTTCTCAACCTTTGCCAGATTGACTAGCTACGCAAGTAGTGTTGGAAAGGCTGCATCTGTAAATAGTAACAACATCAAGTACGATTGCGGAACAGACGAACAGCGGTTTTTCTTTTGCTACCCGAACGAAAAGGATTTTGATGGAAGCACGAAGCTGGTTTTCAAGGCATATCGTTCAATTTCTGGGCTTCTGATCGACACGCTATCCGATCATCCCGTGGAAGAGTTCGCTTCCATCTTTGACAAGTTGGAGCACTGCGAACTCTACTCTCCATTGGACAAGGAGAAAGATGAAACAGTCCCATATACGGTAGATGAGCTTGCTGACGGAGTGAGTCAGCGAGGATACTTAATCGTAATGACAGACATCGGCGAAATCAGTATAGGATACGAGAATGACGAGTACGACATTCGTACATACAGCAAAGCTCTTGCAGAGCGCTTGAAACAGCATTTCCCAAATAATCGCATTTCATCTGACTACAGACGGATGATAAGCAATGTCAAGTTGACGGACGTGGTGGAAAAGCTGCATCCGACCTATACGAACCAATACTTGAAGAATGGAAATTTTTATAGGAGGGCTAACTAATGAGCAAAAATGACGACAAGATCCTTGCTCTCAAAAAGCAGATCGAGCAGCGCCGCAAGGCAATCGGCAATCCCATCCGATTCTCGCCAAGAACGAGCTGCGTCATCGAACTGGACGGCGCGAAGCACAACATAAACGTGCTTCAGCGCGATGAACTGATCCTGCTCCGCTGCAAGTTGCGGGCGTTGGCTATGGCCGCTGACAGTCTCGGTATCGACCAGCCAATCGTGTCTGGCTTCCAGCTTGACCTCTGGGGTGCTGACATCAGCGAGCGTATTGCCACAATCGACCAGAAGAAGGATCTCGCCCAGCTCGCCGACATGGAAAAGCAGCTCGATAAGCTCCTTTCCAACGACAAGCGCACGGAGCTGGAAATCGACGCCATTGCTGCTGTACTCGGAGAGAGCGATCCGCAGTGACTATCAAAGTCTATGACGGCAATCTGCTCTTTGATTCCAAGGTTGATGTGATCTGCCATCAAGTCAACTGTCAGGGCGTTATGGGCGCGGGGATAGCAAAACAGATCCGGCGTGAATATCCCCGCGTCTTTGAGCAGTACAAGCTCTTCTGCGAGGGCAAGCGATTGCAGGGCAAATCTCCACTCGGTTCCTGCCAGCTTGTCTACACAGACGAGGGCAAAACTCGCATTGTCGCAAATCTTTTCGGGCAAGAGCACTATGGGCGCGGCAAGCAGCAAACCGACTATGCTGCGCTGGAGCGTGCGCTTACAAGCCTTGCAAACAACAAATTCCTATGCGAAAACAGCTTTTCACTCGGTTTCCCGTGGATGTTCGGCTGTGCGCTCGGAGGCGGCGAATGGAAGATCGTGCTACCGATGGTTGCCGACGCGCTTGCACGCTATCCCGGAAACGTCGAAATCTGGAAAATCTAAAATATTACGAGGTGAACCTATGAATCTGGATGTCATGTTTTCGTCGAAGTCAAACGAGTGGGCTACCCCGCAGAATTTCTTCGACGAACTGGATTCGGAGTTTCACTTTACCCTCGATCCCTGCGCGGACAAGTCCAATCACAAATGCGACCGCTATTATACGGAGGAGCAAAATGGACTTGAACAGTCGTGGGGGGGGGCATACGGTCTTCTGCAATCCGCCATACGGCAGAGCAATTAAGGATTGGGTAAAGAAAAGCTCCGAAGAATCCTGCAAGCCTAACACCACGGTAGTCATGCTGATACCGGCTCGAACAGACACGAGTTACTTCCACGACTACATCTACAACAAGCCGAACGTCGAGGTGCGCTTTGTGCGTGGACGGCTGAAATTCGGAGACGGAAAGAACTCCGCGCCATTCCCAAGTATGGTAGTGATATTTCACGAGAAAGGAGCAATATGAGAGATCCAAACAGAATCCGCAAGTTTTGTGAAGAGCTTGCAAGTATCTGGGAAATTGAATGTCCCGACTGGCGCTTCGGACAGCTTATTGTCAACATTTTCGGCGACCGCGATCCGTTCTATATGGAAGATGACGCGGCAATGCAGAAAATCCGCGACTTCTTCCCGAAGGAGGGAGAGGGCGTCACATGATCCTTTACTTCAAAAACGGGCTTGGTCAGCTCCGTCGAATCGGCAAAATCGACGGAAGAATGCCTGCCAAAAAGATCGTCGATGAAATCTTCAATCAGATCCGCTCTTTCTGTGATGAGCGTCATTTCAAAATCTTCTACACGCGCGTCTGGAACGAAGATTGGAATGGTCGCCCGATGACGAAATTCGACGTTGGCAGCCACAGCGAATTTTTCTACACATATCCGCAAAGCTACGACATGATTGTTAAAGCAGCAATGGAGCAAAATCAGGCAGGAAAAGAAACGATTGAGGAAGCGTCTGAATAACTCGGCTTGTTTCGTCAACAAAATTTTACCCATCAAATTACTCATTACGAGCGTATCAACAGAAAACGGAATCATTTTTGCAGAGATAATCGCTATAAAAAACGCAAAACAGAGCGTTCGACGAACCACATGATACAAGGAGAGGTAATAATGGTACTCGACCAAATCAAATTTCGCGGTAAGCGGCTCGACAATGGCGAGTGGATAATCGGCGATGGGCTGAATCGCCCAAAATCAGTCGACTGGATCGGAACATGTTGGATCAACGGCAGACAACCGTACACAAGCGATTGGATTCAGGTCGATCCGAAGACCGTCGGCGAGTATTCTGGCTGCTGCGACATTAGCAAGGCAGAAATCTATGACGGCGACATTGTGCGTGACCGCAACGAAGCGGTTTATGAGGTCAAGCGGATTTGCGGCGCGTTCTATCTTCTCCCGCAAAAAATGAGTGCAGTAAGAGGATATGTGCCTATGCTCATCGACACATCTTTCGGCCTGACCATCATCGGAAATATCCACGACAACTCAAAAAGGGAGTGGATCGCGGAGTTTCTGGATAGACCCGCCGAAAACAAGGAGCCTTTCTGCCCATTTGACGGAGGATCATATTGCAACGACGCCTATTCGCAAAAATGTTACGAGTGCGACATTGCGAACGAAGAATATGAAAAGGCAAGCGTTTGAAATGGCAAACAGGCAGACTAAACCGCGAAAGCATACGCTCTACCGCATCTATTATGCGGACGCGGACGGGACGGATCGCGTCGTCTACGTCGGACGGACGAACATGGACTTGAAAGACCGCCTGCGCGGACACTTTCACCAAAGACCTATGCACAGGACGATCGACATAGAGCGCATGACGAGAATTGAATACGCCGAGCTTCCGACCGAGGCAGATATGAACCTTTACGAGATCTATTACATCCTTACACTCAAGCCCGCCTTAAATGTAGACGATAAGACGCGGGACTATCCAACTGTCAACCTGCCGGACATCGAGTGGCGCGAGTGGAAGGATAAGATTATCGACAAATGGCTACGCGATAACAAAACGCGAATGGATGAGTTTAAGCGCAACGAAGCGCGTTACCATGAGCTTACAGAACAAATGCGAATCGTCCGTAGTATGCTACACGTCGGGGAGATCACAGAAGACGAGTCGTATAGCCAGATGGAAATACTCAACCATGAGCAACGCGAACTCCGCAAGAAACTATACGGATAAGGAGAATGGAACTATGGAAAAGAAACCGAACCTTTTTGTGCTACTGCTCTGCCTTGCGCTATCGTGCGTCTACTGTGGATGGATACTGAAGATGATGTGGGCGTGGTTCATCGTCCCACTCGGCGTTGCGCCGCTCAGTTTAGCCCACGCAATCGGCCTCGACAGTCTACTGACGACCTACCGCTACCATCATAGCGACCACAGTAAGGACTGCGAATGGTATGTCTACGTTATCAAAGGGTCGATGGTGCATCTGGTGTTGTTCCTTAACGGGCTTGTCGCGCACGCTTTCATGTAAGGGGTGAAACGCTGGGCTGACTATCTTTTCAGCCTTGTAAATGCCGCGCGCAGATTATAAACAACTGGCAAAAAAATAGGGTATCGGCGAAAAACCGATACCCTGAATCATAAAGGAGGTGAAAAATTGTGGATAGCAGCATGTTTGGCGCATATCCAGACATCATAACCGTGTCTGACCTTATGGAGATGCTACACATTGGACGCAACGCCGCGTATATGCTTCTGAAAGATGGCTCAATCAAAACTATTCGCATAGGAAAGCGGTACATTATCCCGAAGATAAGCGTTATTTCTTACATTCTAAAAGAGATATAAAAACAGTTTGCTTTAGACCATATCCATGCTATAATGTAGTGGGATATGGTTGACTGTACGCCAAGGTGAAAGGAGGATCTAACTCATGGCGGTCACAGGCAACTTGCAAATCAAGAACGGCAAATTCCACGTCGTTCTCAACCTAAAAGACGAAAACGGAAAACGGAGACAGAAGTGGATCAGTACAGAGCTACCGATTCGAGGCAACAAGAAGGCTGCAGAGCGGTTCTTGCAGGAGAAGTTGATCGAGCTGAACGGAATGGTCGTTCCGCAAAACGACATTACCGTCGCGGAATACTTTGAGCTTTGGCTGGTGAAGATCAAGAAAGAGGTCAGGCAAAACACCTATCGCAACTACGAGGGGAATATGCAAAACCACATAATTCCATACTTCAAGGCGAAAAACATCCCACTGCAAGCGCTCACAACGCAAGATCTCGAAGCATACTTCAAAGCAAAGCTCAAAAGAGGTAGCAAGCTCAAAACTGGCGAAGCTCTGTCGCCGACAACCGTAAAACACCATCAGCAGAACATCAGCAAGGCATTGTCAGATGCGGTTCACGATCATCTGATACCCCTCAATCCGGCAACGGCGGTTGATATGCCAAAGCCGGAAACGAAGGTAAGGAAGTTCAAACCTGAGTTTCTGAACACGAAGGAAATCGACGAGCTTCTGGTGCTTTTCAATGGATCTGTCGTGGAGCTTCCGGTTAGACTGACTGCTTTCTATGGATTCCGCAGAAGTGAAGTCCTCGGCCTCAAATGGGACGCAATCGACTTCCAGCGCCGCACGATCACCGTGGAAAACACATTGCAGCAGGGCGTTGGCGGAGACTACGAAGACGAAACAAAGACGGACAGCAGTATGAGAACGCTCCCCATGCCTGATAGCATCTACGAACTGATAAAACACCAGGGCGATCTGCAGGACGAGCGCAAGCGGATCATGGGAGACTACTACATCGAGAGCAACTTCCTTTGCACCTGGCCAGACGGCAGAGTCATCACACCGAATTACCTCACAAAGACATTTCACAAGACGATCACAAAGAGCACGCTTCCGCAGGTTCGTCTCCACGATCTCAGACACAGCGCCGCGACGAATCTTTTGGAAATGGGATTCAATGTATCCCAGGTTGCGGAATGGCTCGGACACGAAAGTCCCAACACGACGCTCAAGTTTTACGGTCATGCCGTGAAGACTTCCAAGGTCGAAATGGCGGCTGCGTTAGATGATGTGTTTGAAAAGTGTTAGATGAATGTTAGATGCTGAGGCATGTGTGTTAGATGGCAAAATTTATCTCAACTTTTTAAGATAAAAAAGAACAGATTCCTTGGATTTCTCCAAAGAATCTGCACTTTCTTGGCAGGGGCAGAAAGATTCGAACTCTCGACACGCGGTTTTGGAGACCGCTGCTCTACCAGCTGAGCTATACCCCTATGGTGGGCCTTCGGGGACTCGAACCCAGGACCGACCGGTTATGAGCCGGCTGCTCTGACCGACTGAGCTAAAGGCCCATGTATTCATGTTCCCTAAATGGAAACAGCGCCGCCACCTTCGTGGCGGCGCTGCTCTTTGGCTCCCCCTGTTGGACTCGAACCAACGACACCGCGGTTAACAGCCGCGTGCTCTACCGACTGAGCTAAGGAGGAG